CGAGAGAACAAGGGGAGAGTATCGTTACGAAGCAATCATTACATTTATCGATAAGTCTCAAATATTCTTAAGAAATCTCTTGATGCAGATGGAATCGAATATCTCAGACCTTAAGGTTCAGAGAGAGTTTCTATTTAGACAATCCCGATACGACAGGATCAATGATAGTTTAAAACCTGGAGTCTCTGTAGCGAACATATTCTCATCATCAATTGAGAATTACTATCAGAATTTATCTATTCTTATGGATATCGATGATGAGACAAAGACCAGATTAATTAAAGATAAGAGAGCGGCTTTGACCTCAGATAATTACACGAATAAAGAAGCGGAAAGGTTCATATCTGACTACTCAAGCCTTGCGAGTAGATTAACAAGAAGGTTTGATATCCAAAAGAAGACAGAAAGATTAACAAATAGAGCACGACCAAACAATTCCCTACCTCCTGGATTCATAACAATCAAGCACGTATTTTCAAATACTGTTAAGTTTGACAACGTCGTCGCTTCATATGATTTTCTTGGTATCCAATCAAACAAGTCATTGGTATCTTTAACAAAAGATCAATATATTAAGAGAGCAGATTTGGAAGTCAGTAGATTCTTCGACACCAACCGCTCCACAACCTCAACAGACCTAGCGGACCTTGACAAGCAAGATATGATGGCGATAAAAGATTTAAGCTCTTCCAAGGTCTCATTCTTTTCCCCACTTAGCTTTAAGTACAAGTCTCAAAGTAAAGATTTAACATCTTTGCAAAATCTAGACGTAAACGGAATATCAATAAATTTCATAACTCATATGTCCGAGAAACAATCTAATCCTCAATTCTCTTCCGCAGCGATCCGAAAAGAAGAAAAGTCCCAAACCAAACCATCAAAAAGAAAAAACAGAAGAGTCATGAAGAAGAGGAGATTAGGAAGATCTATATTTAACTTTAAGAGAACTCCATTCAAAATAAACAATCTCAAACCAGAAGAGTATTTGGAAGTGTCGAGATATCTCGGCCAAAACTCCGAAATGGTCAATGTTGATTCGAATTTGGATGACGCCATCTTGAGCCCACAAACCGAACAGGTTATGACTAAATTAGCTACAACTAATGGCCTAAGTGTAAAGAGAGAAAAGGCCACTTTCGATTTACAAACTAAGAATAATGTTTTCGAAAAATTCAAGTCTTCCCCCAAGTTTGATCGAAAGAAGTTGACCATGATGCCTATCTCAATTAAAGCGCTGATTAACTCACGCTCAACGGGCGCGAAGAATAATATTTTAGAGTCCGAATCGGACATTCTCAAAGATGCTGAGACAAAAATCGCAACAGAGATGATCTTTCATGCAACCCAGAAGGTTCAATACTTTTCCGGATTTGAAGTAGACTCAAATGGCCTCCCAGACATATCTCAGCCAAAGTGGGAAGATATTACTCCGATTTCTCTAGAGAGAAACAGTCGCTTACTTTGCAGAATGAGATATACACAAATCCCAGAACTAGGCATTGGACCTGCGTCGGAATTGAAACTACTTGCTCAAAATGAAATATTTGCTATATCTAACGAACCACTCGCTAGCATACTGACTCCTATTTTAGATACTGAAGAGAGTTTGAGTCTAGAGCAGGAACTCCCAGAGATAAAAGACATCGTCTATGCTTCATCGAATTACGTTAAGCAAAATAATTCTAGACAAAATCAACTAGTGGATTCTCAAGCACGAACAGTCGGATCTCGAAGACAAGCAGTCGGATCTCGAAGACAATCAACTGGAGGAACAACGAATGCCCAAAGTAGTCGTTACTGATAATTTAAAAGACGCCGCCTTATTAGCTTCAGGTAGAGGCCTCATCGTCGCTGATGCAAGCCAGTCTACGCAGAAAATTGAAGCGCCCGGTGGTGTAAAGAAGTATAATGTACAATTCCTCAATAGTGAAATCAAGCACGACGAAGAATTGTCTTATGAAGTTGCAAGGATTAAAGTCAAGCCAATTATAACAATGTCCAATTTCGCCTCCAGCATCAGGTCAGACTTCTCAAGTGGTCCAAGATCAAATCACTATTTCAAAATGCCGGATATGGTTGACCTAGCTTCGACACATACTGAGGAATATTCAACTTCCAAATCCCAAGCTTCATACTCTTTCGAAACAATATTTAACTATATCTCAGAAGAATACGACAAACTACAAGTAGGAATATCGGAATATAATCTATATGCACCATTTGACAGGCCATCGAAGCGAGATTTCTTAGAGGTCCAACGCCGAAACACCGGAGCTATAAACTTCGGACGCGGAAGTCGAATGAAGAACTTTGTAGTGCCGACTATGAAAGTTCAACAAGGAACAGAAGAGTCTCCATATTATAATTATCTTAGAATCAATCAGCGATTAGATAATGGTATTTCACATTTCGCAGTAAAGCTTGGGATTTTCGATGAACTATTGCAGGATTATTTATTTGGAGATCGAACCGATACATCGTTCGATATCCAACAAGGCCAAAGTGTATCTCAGGACTCCACGGTTCCCATATATAACTTGCAATCATTCTTAACAACAGATAGGGAGTTGGACTTAGACAATTTCTTTACACTGAATGAGTCCATACGCTCCTCTAGGATGTCTTTGGGTTTACGTAAGCACTTGATGAAGGGTTTCATAAAGGATACCTCCAGCACCGGATTTCGAACTTATAGAGATATTTACAACAACCTCGAGGCTCACAAAGAAGTGTTCTGCTATTCCATTGATAAGCATGACGGCGCTGTTCTTGATAGTACAAAAATTCAAACACTATATGCACCCGCACTTAATGATTCAACACCAATCGTGGATACCCAAGTTAAGTATGGAAAGTACTACACCTACAAGATAACTGGTCACTATATGGTTGTAGGAAACAACTATGAATACAGGGAACTTTCACGTTCAGAAGATCCTGAAGACGAGCACGTGATTATCGAAGTTGTCAATAGACCAAGTGTTGTTATTATGCCGTTTCACATTTTTTCTCAAAAAATAAATATTGTGCAGATGCCTCCAGTGTATCCGCAAGTATCATTTAAAACAAAGAACAATTCAAGCAAATCGATATCGATGTACCTCTCCCCTACAAAAGCCGAGATGAAATCTCCCTTCATAAGGATTACTAGCGACGACGATATTCAACTACGAGAACTGGATAGACTACCAAATGCTCGAGATCTCAATGGTAATTTTAGATTTAAGACATATGGAGACCAAGGATTGTTCGAAGTCTTCAGGCTAGATTATGCACCTAAGTCCTTTTCTGACTTTAGCAATGCGAAGATTGGAGAGATAAGCATGCCATTCAAATCCATGGATGCTATCTTTGAAGATGTTGTTATTCCAAATAAAAAATATTATTATTTATTCAGATCGATCAATCAAAAAGGTCTAGTATCGAATCCAACATCTGTCTATGAAGCGACACTGTTGGTTGATGCAGATGATTCGGAAATCATAACAGACACGTATCATTTTCCAAAACCTAGAGATATGGAATCAGCTCTTGGATTTAGGAAACTACTTAGAGTAACCCCAGCGGTCGAGCACATACTATTTGACGCCGCCCAAGATGCATTGTTTGGAAAGACAACTCTTGTGGGCACCTTAGACAATTTAAAACTTGGAATTAGAGACAAGGCAGTATGGGGCAGAAAATTCAAAATTCGAATAAAATCGAAAACCTCGGGCAAAATGATAGACATTATTTTGAACGTTGACTTAACAAAAAACAAAACAGAAGAAGAATTCTAATAAATAAGCTATTTAGGGTTTAGAATCGTAGGAGAAAATTTAATGGGCTTTTTGGACAACAGTGGAGACATCATTCTTGATGTAGTTTTGACGGACCACGGTCGAATGTTATTAGCGAAAGGAGATGGATCCTTTCAAATTACAAAGTTTGCACTTTGTGACGAAGAGATCGATTATTCTTTATATGACAAGAACCACCCAAGTGGGTCTGCATATTATGACTTAGAAATTCTCCAAGCTCCCATTTTGGAAGCTTTCACGAATAACGGGTCAACTATGAAAACTCGTCTTCAAACTTACACCAACATGGAATTACTATTCTTACCTGTGCTTAGGTTGAACGAGAGAGTAAGCATTAACAAACGAGCTTCAAATGGAGCATACATGATACCAGTCAATGCAGAAACCGAAGACAATTCAGGCTCGAGTACATCATTGACCGGCATTGGAAGAAACGCAGATGGATCAATCCGCGAAGGATTTTTATTTGGTGAATCTTTAGTTGGTACGATCATCAAAGTCGACGAGGGTTTAGATACAACTGAAATTTCTCCCAAACGACGCCTAGATGATGAATTAAAAGAAACAAGTTACTCAATACAAATGGACAATAGACTTTGCAAGCTAGTAGATTCCCAAGGAACACTTGCTGCATTTGATTATTTAGACGATGATAACATCGCATACTACACCGTTGACCTTGGCGACACTTTTATAACAGATATTACTGACGATACAGTGAGTGCTTCTGAAGTAATCCAAGGGCCACGCGGAACTCGATTAGAATTCAGACTACAATCCTCAATGGACTTAAATACAAGTTCGTATTTGTTTGAACAGTTGGGCGGAACTGTAACAATGCCCACACAGACACCACCAGCAGGAACCGCTGTTACTCTATTTATTGATTCTAATATCAGAGTCGTTGGCGTCAAAACGGGAGTCATGATGGACATCCCAGTAAGATTTTTGAGATTATAGAATAACAAGGGAAAACAAATGACTTTCAAACCATTAAACGAAAATGATACAGTAAATACTAGAACACTTCTTCATGAAGCAATCCCTTTAACCGGCGCGATTGTTAGTGGGACATATGGTACAAACAACATCAAAACATACTCACACGGAATGTTCGAGTCTGTCTATGATTATCCATACCTTAGCTCCTCAGCGAATCACATTTTTGATCTTACAGCTGGATTGCATCCTGATGGGCCCTTAGCTTCCACTGATACGCAATTTACAAAGAAGCGCAACATCTACAATCAAATGGCCCAAGTTCTAATGGGTTACGATGCAACCGGATCTATTCAAAAGTTTGATGAAGACGGCGATCTCTTAGCGGGCGGCGCAAAGATGCAAGAAGTAATTGTTATGCCTTTCTCGAGATTACTAACGAAAGATGAGATTAAGAAAGAGACTTTCGAGTTGACTCTTGGAATCAATTCTGGCTATGGCTCAGCAATGAATAGTTTAATTACAATTTCTGATGTTAGCGCTTCAAATGAATACAGAGTAAATTCACCCGCCGGTGATTATGGTATCCTATACGCTACAGCTTCAGCTGGTACTGATTTCTTAAACTTAGCAGCAACGAACACGCACACATCATCAATCGGCGGCGTTAAGTATTGGAATGCAGGATTGATTTTTTACCAAGCCGGAATTGTGGTCTTGACTGGTTCCATCTTTGGAGCTCAATTGAAAACCCCTGGGGTTGATATGGATCCGACAAACCTGGCTCACATTGACGAACTAATGACTGGTTCAACGATTGATCAGATATCGGATGCATTTCGACACAGAGTGTACAATATGCAATTCAACAACACAACCGAACTAAACTCAACTGTTTACTTTTGTCGTGTAAATCACAATGAGTTCAACTACTCTTCGAACCCAACTTACTTGAGCGGCTCGAGAATTCAAGTTAAAAACCAAGCAACTGACGAACCAGTTGCATATATCACCACAGTTGGTCTCTACAACGACAACAATGAATTGCTAGCAACCGCTAAACTTTCAGAACCATTGAAGAAATCATCAAGTAACGAATTTACAATCCGCACACGATTGGACTACTAATCGGAGGGCTTATATGTCTTATTATGAATTGAAGGACAATGATGTCTTCATTAACACCATAGAGGCGTATCCTAACTATAAGTTCTATATTCAAAGCGGGTCCATTTATATAAACGACCAACAAGCTGTTTCCGGAACTTATTCGGATAATATTCTTGGAGTACCAGAAGGTTTCATATCCCTGTTTGAATACAACGTCAACCGCGATGTAGGCGAGAGAATATATCCATTTGTGACAAAGAGTGGTCAAAAGCAAAAGTTTAAAACAATTTCAGATACAGACTTCAACACTCAGTTTGGATACGATGGCTCAATAATCTCTTCAAGTTACAATATGTCTTCGTCAATCTCAAAGATTACGATAGACGCAACCACAGATACGGACTATAAGTATTTGAGATCATTGAAGTCTAGCTTTAACCATTATTCATTTTGGTCTCAACGTTTTAACTTCAGCAACTTTGAAACTCCAACTGTAAGTAATCCTGTTGTTCTTTTGAACGTTCCGTCTATCTTTTATGGAAACTCTCTAAAGAAAGGAGAGGTCACCCTAAATGCATATATTTCTGGAACTTTAGTTGGAACGCTCAATGATTCACGTCAAAATGGCGAACTAGTCCAGACATTCGGACCAACAACCGGTAGTGTTGAAGGCGTAGTTATGTATGACGAGGGAATCATAGTTTTAACTGGATCCTCCATTTTGGGCACAATGGGCAGCGGCCCACCGATAGATCAAAAGTGGACTTCATTCGGTTTTGGAATTGAGTCTGGAGAGACCATGACTCTGAAGCAACTCTCAGGATCTTACTCTCTAGAGTTTGACACAGTATCTCAATTGCAAAACATGACGATTTTAGCAAAGGCTCCATATGGAGAACTCAATCACTCCAACAACCCAACATACTTGAAATACACAGGTCACGAGCCAACCTACTCCACAAGCTCTTATCAGTTTATCGAGACCAATCGAGAGATTAAGAATGTCGTACCAGCAGCACAGACCGATGTCGAGCCACCATTTCAGAAAGAAACTTATATTTCTAAGATCTGCATCTACGATAAGAACAAAAGACTCATTGGCATTTGCAAGCTAGCCACGCCAATCAGAAAGACTGAGGTCAACGAATATCTATTTAAAATGAAATTAGACTTGTAAAACCCTCGCGTATGTGCTATAATATATAAAAGGAGCATTTATGATTTTAGGCTTAGATGTCTCAACCTCAAGAACCGGTTGGGCAATTATCACAGACGAAGGCGAATATGTCGACTCAGACTTCTTCAAGATGAAACCAAAGACGCCATTGGAAGAACGAGCAACTCTATTAGAGGAGCAGGTGCTCGAGCCTCTCTTCGCAAAGTACATAATCAACGAAGTCAGAATTGAAGAACCATTCTCAATGTTCTCAGGTGGAAAGACCACAGCAAAGACTATGAGCTCCCTACAGCGGTTTAACGGCATGGTAAGTCTCTTGGCCTATCAACACTTAGGCAAACCTCCAACGATGGTTGGAGCCACAACAGCGCGCTCCAGATGCGGCATTAAGGTCCCAAGAGGAACAAAGGCAAAGGTTGTTGTCCTCCAGTGGGTCGATGAGAACATTGACCAGTTTGAAATGGTTTACACAAAACACGGAAACCCAAAGCCGGGACTTGATGACGAAGCAGATGCAATCATTGTTGCGATGTCTCACTTTGATCTGCGAGAAAATTAAAGATTTTAACTTGACAAACATTTTCTAACGTGTTACCTTAATAAGACACGGAGGACATATGCAATACACAATTTTAATTCCCGGCGGTTTCAAGCCACCACACAAAGGTCACTACGACTATATCAAGTTCTATCTCGACAACCCACAGGTCGATAAGGTCATCTTATTCTGTGGAGACAAGTCAAGAGACGGCGTCACGCTAGAGCAGACAGAAGCCGTTCTGAGTCTCTATGGACTAATGGCTCACCCCAAGTTAGACTATCGTCGTGCGATGATTAGAGAAGGCAAGAAGAAGACCTACACGAACCCTTTGGCTGACTGCTTTGACTGGGGTGATGAAAATGAAGATGTTAAGTTCGGTTTGGGTTGTTCTGGTAAAGACTGCCACTATCAAACATCGTTCGGTGACTACTTTTACGGAAACGAAAACTATGTATCCGCACCTAAGTTCGAGATGATTGATGAGATCTCCGCAACAGACTTCCGAGAAGCGTTGAGAAACAATGAATCAATCGCAAAGTTTTTGCCCGATGGAGTTAGTGATGAAGATGTTAGGACACTTTTTACTTGACAAACCTTCTGTGACGTGTTACATTATAAACAGGAGGACATTATGATCGAGGACAAAAGACAAATTGTAACCCAAGTTCTTGGGAGTTACTATCAAAAGGGTGATGAGCATTTGTATCATTGTCCTTACTGCAATCACCACAAAAAGAAAATGTCGGTGAACTTCGCAAACGGCTACTGGAAATGCTGGATTTGTGATGCGAGAGGCAAGAACATTTACCGAATTGTAAGAAAGTTCGGCACTTACCAGCAACGACAAAAGTATCTTGAATTACAAGGACGACTCGATCTCAACGAGTTCGACAATTTATTCAGAGAACTTAACAGCATTGAAGAGAAGCAACACATCGATTTACCCGAAGAGTTCATCTCATTGTGTAATAAAGACTTGCCTATCGAGACAACGGACGCATTCCGCTATCTATCGTCCCGAGGCATTGGTCGGAGAGAAATATTAAAATGGAAGATTGGCTATTGTAAGGAGGGTCGTTATGCAGGAAGAATTATTATACCGTCGTTTGACATGGATGGAGATTGCAATTACTTCATCGCTCGCAGTTACGTTGGGCATTCTTATAGGTACCTCAACCCTCCAGCGGATCGTGATATCGTATTTAATGAACTGATGATCGACTGGGACGAACCAATCGTTCTCGTCGAAGGTGTCTTTGATGCAATCGCAGCAGGAGAGAACGCCATCCCAATCCTCGGCTCGACACTTAGAGAGCAGTCTCGTTTGTTCCAAGCTATAGCTATCCACGACACTCCAGTCTACATGGCTCTTGACTATGACGCCGAAAAGAAAGCCGAATGGATTATCAAATCTCTTTTGAAGTATGACCTCGAAGTTTTCAAGATTCCAATTGACGAAGAAGATGTTGGAGAAATGGGCGAGAAAGAGTTTAAGGAAAGAATGCAAACAGCAGCACCAATCAAGAATGAAATGTATTTCTTTGAAAAACTTTTAGAAAACATTTGACAAGTCAATTGAAACACGTTATCTTATATAGAACAATGGAGGACAACATGGGTGGTAACATCTTTAAAAACATCGCATCGGCAATTCCTAGAGATAGAGTTGAACCAACAATAGAAGCCTACACGAAGGTACTCGGAGAGATCTTTCCAATGAAAGCTCATTCTCTCTCCTTCTTCGAACCAGTAGGTTCTGCTGGAAAGAAACCAATCTCCGGAGATCTTGACCTAGCCATTGATGCGACTCACATAGTTCGGTCATTTACAAGTTCAGAAATAGGCAAGTGGGGAATTGAGTGGGACGATTGGAATGATCTCTACACAAAGATACATAAGCGCTCACGCACAGCAACTTATCAAATGTCTAAGATGCGTGCTTTATTGACCTTAATCTCTGCAAAACTTACGGAGAAGATGGATGTGAATGATAGAGTTACTGCTGGTAACATCTTTACATGTTTTGAACAACATGACGAGTCCGGCCCAACTGGAGACTTCGTTCAAGTCGATTGGATGGTCGGAGACATCGATTGGCTTAGGTGGTCTTACTATTCTCATGGAGAACAAGGTCTCAAAGGACTACATAGAACCCAGTTCTTGGTTGCACTATTCTCAGAGATTGGATACACATTTAATCACTTTTCCGGCATCAAAGAGAAAAAGACCTCAGAATGGGCAATTACGTCGCCTGAGGATGCACTACAGCTTCTTTCAGAGCACTACGGAATGGTAGAACATAGCCAAACTCAAACATTCGCTCAGCTCCATTCTTGGCTGCTTAAATCAGATTCAACCTCTTATTTCAAGGTTATTTCTCGCTATAGAGAAATCTTGAAAGTTCAAAAAGAAAACATTCCAAATGCACTCAGTCATACTATTTAGAAATGAATGTGGGGGGTTAGCTCAGTTGGGAGAGCATCTGCTTTGCACGCAGGGGGTCAGGAGTTCAAATCTCCTACTCTCCACCATTTTTTAGAACTTAAGTTCGATTCGGAGCTCTCACACCTCCTCTAGACCTCTCTTCGGAGAGGTTTTTTTTTGCACTATGCACACGTAGTGACTATTTAAGTGAAGATCACCAAACCAAAGACTTAGGAGTCCACAAATGAAACTTACAAAAGAAACATTAAAAAGAATCATCAAAGAAGAGATGATGCAAGTTATGCATGAAATGGATTCTGAACAAACCAACGACTTGCCCGAGCCATTGAAAGAACTACAGCATCGGCTTGAGGCCATAAACGGTGACTTCACTAACTTTAAAATTGAAAGAAATGGTGACACTTTAGATGTTGAATATGAATCAACCGACCCCAATAGCCAGTTTAGAGGAGACGAACGTGGCATCATCGCATCACCCTCTACAGAAAAAGGAGAGCCGCAAGTTAATATCGACGGCAATGAGATGACCATAGAAAAGGCTGTTGCATTCTTGAACGGCGAAATCTGAAAACACTAGACCTTCACGGGTCTAAGCATAAAGATGCTAAACGCAAACTCGAACTATTTATTAATAGCAATTGGCGAAGCAGGATGAAGGTTGTTACCGGAAACTCAGAAGCCATGAAGGATCTTGTTTGTTCATTGTTGAGCTACTACGATCTAGAATATGAGCGAGGCGAGTTCCTCGGTTACATAATTGTTATAGAGCACTAGGAGTTATCATGCTATTAGCCTTATTTTTGGCCTGCGGTGGAGACATCGGAATTAGAACAACGGACAAGGTCCAAGTCTTAGATACATCTGTTGAAGATACGGACATCGTAACAGAAGCGTCCACAGAGCCTTCTGGTGAACCGGCTATCGAACCATCAACGGAACCGTCGGATGAGCCTCTAGAGGGTACTGTTGGGCTTGTAAACTACAATCTAGAGCAAATTGCTTGTCTACAATGCATGGGCGTATCCCAAGAGATCACTATTCAATTCGAAGCAAAGTTCCACGACAAAATAGGCGAGACACATCCAACATGGTATCCACCATCAGGACAGTGCGTAAACTCAATGAATCCTGTGTCCATCTTCGTGCAAGGAAAGAACATCGGCTCATCAATCAATGTATTTGGTAATCCCAATTCATTCACAGCGTTTAACAACAATTCGAACATCTATAGTGGGTTCTTGACGGAATCACAATATGACCGAGACACTCAAATGAATGTGCAAACTCAAGATGGAACATCGTTCCAATTCAGATCTATTCACGGCTTTGACTTTATTGAGCCTCTAGAGATGCGCTATGTAGACCCATCCTATGCCTTCGCAGCAGTTGTGTCAAAGTTTGGAACACAATTCTCATGGGGACCATCCGGAGGACAGGACCTGTTCAATATCACAATCGCAACCTATTCCTCAGATGGAAGTCAACTTCTTGGTGTCGCATCATGTTCGGGACCAGATAGTGGCTACATGTCCTTTGATGGATCTTACTTTCAGACCTATCCCTATTGGTCACTTACTGCGATTCATATGACAAGATTTTCCCAACAAAGAGTTCCTTACGAAGGACTCAATGGCTATGTCGACGTACAACTCGAATGGTCCGTCGTAGGAACCGGCCACATCGAATAACTTCCGCTACTCTCGACACTATTTACTAGTGGAGGGTTATGTGTGAAAGATATTGTTGTTGGAAGTTTGGTTATCTTTATTGAGGATTTTCAAAGCGAAACCATTCCGAATGTCGGCATTGTTTTGGAAGTAATTGCTTTTGACGAACTGATCGGAGATTTTTACGGCGTGGAAGTTGTTTGGTACGCTGTTTTGTTTGGAGAAGTCGACATGGTTGTCTCATCTGAAATGATTAACTTGCTTAGTTAACTTGACAAATTAATCTCAACATGTTATATTATCTTATACATTAGGAGGTATAACATGAACAAGTTTATAGACGATGCCGTCAAAAAAGGCTATGAGTTTATCGTAATAGAACCACAAGAGTGCTACAATGATTCGATAGTGGCTTTTGATAGAGGCAGATTAGTTTATGATACAGAACAGTTAATGGACTGCTCACGTAAATATTACGAATGGGAGTACGCAACTGCGATTGAGTGGTTTGAGTATAACACTCTATCTCTCACATATATGGAAGGAGGGCCGCTATTTTTTGAAGAAGATGAACAATTTTACTTGACACAAGAAGATGAACGTGTTACATTAAAAGTACGCAATAAAATCCTGGAGGACAAATGAAGCGCATCGCACACATTTCAGACACACATATTAGAAACCTTAAATATCACGATGAATATCGACACGTATTTAATCAAATATATGACTCCCTAAAGCAAGAGCAACCCGACTACATTGTACACACCGGCGATCTTGCTCATACAAAGACACAGTTATCACCAGAATACTTTGAGATGGCTTCGAACTTTTTAAAGTCTCTATCGGACATTGCACCAACAATTATGATTCTTGGAAATCATGACGGAAACCTTAAGAATGGAGACCGGCAAGATGCAGTTACTCCTATAGCAGAAGCAATGCAACATCCAAACTTCACTTTACTTAAGAACTCAGGAGAGTATTCCCCTGAACCAGGCGTTACATTCAATGTCCTTTCTGTCTTCGATAGAGACAATTGGAGATCGCCTTCCAATTCAAAGTCAATTAATATTGCATTGTATCATGGCGCCGTCCGTGGATCTCAGGTGGGATCCGGATTTTCTTTGGATCACGGTGAGGATGATTTATCAATTTTTTCTGACTTTGATTACGCGATGCTTGGAGATATCCATCGCACCCAACACTTGGATGTCGAAGGAAGAGTGTGGTATTGTGGTTCAACTGTTCAGCAGAACTTTGGAGAATCTCAATTAAAAGGTTACTTAATTTGGAACATTCACTCTAAAGAAAAGCACACCATTCAAAAAAGATTATTTCGCTCGCCACGACCATTTGTAACAATAGAGCTAAATCAAGACGGAACTTTGCCCAAAGCAGATGTTCCCAAGAATTCTCGATTGCGTTTGGTTTGTAATCACAACTTGCCTATGGCCAAACTAAAGAGAGCATGCGATTATGCACAAGTAAAATGGTCAACCCATTCCGTTAGCTTTATTAATAATTCATCAGCAACAGGCGCAGTATCTTCCGCTAAGAATGGTAGGGCACTAAACATGAGAGACCCAAAGAATCAAGAAAAATTCTTAAGAGAATTTATGTCGGATCAACAAATTGATGATTCTATCCGCGAGAAAGTTGTAGAATTATCTCGAGAGTACCTAAAGAAAGTAGACACTTCAACAGGAACGTCACGTAATGTTGTTTGGGATATTAAGAAAATGCAATGGAACTACCTATTTAACTACGGAAAGGGCAACACGTTGGACTTCTCCAAACTCAATGGTTTGGTTGGTATCTTCGGAAAGAATTATTCAGGCAAATCTTCAATTGTCGACGCTGCTCTCTTCGGATTATTTAATACAACATCAAAGGGAGAAAGAAAGAATGTCCATATCATCAATCAAAACCAAGAAAGAGCTCTTTGTAAGCTCGAGATCGCTGTCGGTGATGATCTATACAAAGTTACTCGAAGCCTCGAAAAAACAACCATCCGCTCTAAAGGCAAAGAAAGCCACTCAGCCAAAACAGAATTAGACTTCACAAAGTATACTTTTGGTACAATCGCCGAGTCTAAAAATGGCGACACTCGAAATAAGACTGATGAAAACATAAGAAATACGTTTGGATCTCTAGAGGATTTCATGATGACCTCATTAGCAGCACAGAACGATTCCTTTGGATTTATCAACGAAGGCTCGACAAAGCGTAAAGAAATCTTGGCTAAGTTCTTAGATTTACAAATCTTTGATCAAATGCACAAACTAGCAAAGCAAGACTCAGCAGAAATGCGAGGAGTAATTAAACACCTCCAGTCCGCTGATTGGGGCAGGAAACTGTCTAGGGCAAATGCTGAGTTGTCAGAGATCTTGGAAGATATTGCAACCCAAAGAGACTTGTGTACAAAGCACGTATCTAGACTCGAGACCTTGAAAGAAGAGCAGCAATTGATAAAGAATCAAGTCGATGCTGCATCACAAAAAGAAATAAACATCGAAAGCGTAGAAAAGAATCTTTTAAAAGCTCGTAAATCGCTTTCAAGCAACTCTAAAGAGATGGCTAGGCTATCTACCGAGATAGCATCAAAACGATCTCAAATTGAAGATTTAAGCCTTAGATTGCCTAGTTTGCTCGAGGAGTCAGTTCAAGCAAAGGAAGAATTGCAAACACTGTCTTTACTCAAAGAACAAATAAGCAAAACCCACAAGGCTGCTGAAAAAGCAAAACGAGAAAGATCTAGGCTACAATCCAAGATAGACATGTTGCACGACCATGAGTACGATCCAGATTGCAGCTTCTGTAGTAACAACGAGTTTGTTAAGAAAGCAGAAGAAGCAAAGGTTACGATTGTGGACGTTATTCAGAACATAGAGGCTCTTAATTCCGAAATGCTTGACTTGAAAATGAAAGCATCGCTGATTAACGAAGTTTATTCAGAAGCAATTGTCCGAGACTATGAAGTCCAACGCGACACATTAACAAGGGAGCAATCTGAAGTTCGCAACATGTCCTTAAAGCGGGAAAACTGCGAAGGAAAGGTTTCATTGATGGAGAGGAAAATCAACGACTGTGAGTCAGACATTGCTTACTATAGCGATAACATCGAAGCATATGAGAATCTAACATCTCTACAAGGAGATTTGAGTGCGATTACCAAAACTGTAAGCATAAAAGCAGCCGAGATTCAACGCTGTGAAGAGAGAGTTCTGGGATTTATGTCTGAGAAGGGGTCTGCTGAAAGGATGATTCATGAAGCTTCTGAGAGAATTCAACAAATCAAAGACGCTGAGCGGGACTACATTGCTTATGATATTTTTGTGAAAGCAACCCATCCAAATGGAATTTCTTATGAAGTCATTAAGTCCATGCTACCAGTTATCAATGAAGAGATACAAAAGGTGCTTTCTTCAATTGTTGATTTTCAAGTATTCTTCGCAGAAGACGGAGGAAAGCTCGAGATATACCTCAAGCATCCAAAGTACGATCCTCGGCCATTGTCAATGGGTTCTGGTGCAGAAAAGACAATCGCGTCTATGGCTGTTCGACTTGCTTTGATCTCTGTATCTTCTCTTCCAAAGTCCAACATATTTGTCCTCGACGAACCAGCGACTGCGCTAGACGCAGAACACATGGAAGGCTTCGCTAGACTGTTACAAATGATTAAGACACAGTTTAAAACAGTTCTCTTAATTACGCACCTCGAAAGTCTGAAGGATGTCGTTGACATGTCGATAGATATAGATAAGACCGATGGGTATGCACAAGTAAAATTGTAATCAAAGCGACTATTTAGAGCATTCTTTTGGAGGATTTTATTATGGAAAACGAAGACAAAGGGATGCTCGATGCTGTTCAGGAGAAGGTTATCTCTCGAAAGCTTTTAGTATTCGCAGTAGCAACAGCTCTAATGTACTTTTCAGACTTAAGCTCTGAAACATGGGGGATGATCGCAGTTACTTATATTGGCGGTCAAACAGCGATTGACTTCGCAACAGCATGGAGAAACGGATGATGTGGGATTGGATTAAAGATAAGTGGGAACTTGTTGCATCTGGACTCGTCGTCCTTTTTGTATTTGTTCTTGGAAGGAAGACTAAAGAAAAACAGGTCCAAGTAGCTGAAGCCTCCGCAACAGCAAAAGAGAAAGAGATAGAAACTATCGTCAAGACAGCTTCTGATGAGATACTAAAGAAATCTCTCGCAAGAAAAAAATATTCTGAATCACGACTTGCTCTAATGAAGAAGAGAAACACCGCCCAGACAGACTTAGAAAAGCACGATATTGAAAGAAAGCTTGAGCTGATTGAATTAGCAAAAGAAGACCCTGATGCTATTGATCGTATCTTGATGGAAGAATATAACATCGCAAAACTAAAATGATTTTACTAGTAATTTCATTAGTCTCTGCCGAGCCGCTCATGACCTCTCTCGATAAAGGTCAGGCGGCTCCTTTTGGTGGCAGACTATTCAACGATGAAGCAGTGGCTTCAATAATAGCAGGGAAAGAGTTCGCTGAGGAGCAATGCGAGATCCAAATGTCGTTAGATTATTCTCTACAATTAGCAGAGAAACAACTAGAAATTGACTATTTAGGCATTGAAAAGGAAACTTTGCAAAAGAAGCACGATGCACTAATGGAGATCCGAGACCAGGAAATCCAAACCTTGCGCAAGCACGTCAATCCTAAAAGATCCATGTGGATCTTTTTTGGAGGCTTTACGTTGGGAACAGCGTCTTCTCTTGCGACATATTACGCAGTGGTGAATATAAATGATACGAATTAAAATAAAACAATCTATTCAAAAAATAATAGGAATGGTCTGTCCAAAGCCGACTCAAGATCTAGAGTTGAATACTCGAAACAGAGACTCAGCAATCAAAGCTAAGCATATCAAATACGGACCTTTGAACGTCGATGAGCCTGGAGAATACTGGGAAGACATCGCAGAACATTGGGATACAGACGTGGATGCAGCAAAGAAGTCGCTTTGTGGGAATTGCGTTGCTTTCGATATAAGCCCCAGAATGGATGAGTGCATGCCCGGCACAACATCTGATGATGATGGACGACTTGGCTACTGTTGGATGCATAATTTCAAGTGTCACTCCGCTCGTAGCTGCTATACGTGGGCAAAAGGTGGACCTATCGAAAAAGATAAGGTTTCTTATGATTGGCAAAAACGAGGTGAAAGTGAGTAAAAAAGATCCAAATTATGCTGTAAAGGTTGAGAAAGCCATAGCAGAAAGATATGGTAAAGAAGCCATAGTGAACCCCAAGTCAGAATGGGATGATGAGAAAGAAAAAGAGTATTTAGCTGAACTGAAGTCAAACTATCGCAATGATAAATCGGAAAGCGAAAGAGTGGAGCTTGGTGGAGTTTTAATATCAAAAGAACTACTTAATAAAGAATCCGAGCGTTCATGTCCAACTTGTAACACTTATTCATTCAAATCCGTTGATGATTTATATATGACGAAATTTGGTTGTTGCAACAAGTGTTATATCCAGTGGATAGAAGGCCGAGAAGAAAGATGGAAAAAAGGTTGGAGACCAAAATTATGAAACTTACAAAAGAAACATTAAAACGAATTATCAAAGAAGAAATGCAAGCATTTCTAGATGAAGGATACGGCATGAGTGGACCCTCTAAGAGCGCCCAAATGGAAGAAAAGATTAAAAATTGGGCCTCGGGCATGATGAAAGGATCAGTAGATGTCCTGTATGGTGTCGTAAGCAACTACATGAGAGATGCTCAAGTAGACCCAAAGACTGATGCTGCTGGAAAGTTCACACCAGACATTATGAAGAGAGTCCCAGAATCAATTTCTAGCCAAAATGATGCGACCGCAATTGAATCAGTTGTTTCAGGAATGGTGCAAGGCTTGCTAGACTTGAGATAAAGAAAACAAAAATCAGGTTGGAGACCAAACAAATGAAACTTACAAAAGAAACACTAAAAAGAATTATCAAAGAAGAATTGGGCAAAGTAATGCGCGAGGAATACGGAGAACTTAATCTCGGAAAGTTCAATGACGCTTATCAAAACGCGTATGACCATTTGCTTAACAATGATGATAGGTTTGAGCAGAATGCACTAAACGACTTGGAAAACAAAGCAGCAGAAGCTATTGGTTCCAGTGGCGATCAAGATTCCGTCAGATTTGATTACGAGACCTACACAGGTCAACCGGACGATCAGATTGAGCCATCAAAGACTTCCATCACCATCGATCTCATGGCAAAGGGCGCCTTCGCCATCGATGGTGAGCAACCACAAGCTTAATTTGTTTAAAATAAGGAGATAGCCAATGAGCAAAGAAACATTAGAAATTATTAGAGGACTTAGCCAAGCAGCAGCCAACGGTTCATACGATGGCGCCCAGCACATGGAAAACTACTCACACGACGGACAAGTTCGCAAGATTGGTCTCATGCGAGAAGAAGGAATTCCTCTTCTTGACAAACGAGTCATTGACGGCTTCAAGGTCAAGTTTTATGGAGACTCAATGATCATTAACTATCAATCCGATGTTATGATGAGAGATTTGAAAGACGATGGGTTTGAAAACGAAATTACCAGAACATTGAACGAAGTCAAGAAGTTCTTACAAAAAGAATATAAGACAATCACTGGTAAATCAGTATCTTTGACGAGCAAGGGTGATCCAAAAATTATCGTCCAAACAACTTCACGAGTACGTACTTTTGTGCAGGCTTACCAACACTATAAGATTGGCGGACTTAAGATGGATCAAATTAATGCACCATCGGAAACCACCACTCGAGATATTACAAAGAAATTCTTGGAGACCGCGAAAGCAAAACGTCCCCAAAATGAAAAGATCAGCCCAAAGGATAATCAGAAATGAAACTCACAAAAGAAGCATTAAAGCAAATCATCAAAGAAGAACTAGAGCAAGTTGTTGATGAGGGATACACTGCGGGTGGTGATTTTCCAATGCCAAAGGCGTCCATGGGGGTCGCATACGACTTCAATGATGAGCAAAAAAAAGCTTTGAAATGGGGAATTGACCAGCTAGAAAGGGGTCCTAAGAACTATGATTGGTCAGCCAAAGTTCTCAGACATTTAGCTTATAGACATCCTGCCTTTAAGGGAGAGAATTATCCAACAATGGCATTGCAAGATCAAATGAAAATAATGGGATACAAAGGAAAAATTTACACAACTACCGCTGTTCCATAAGATATAGTATCGAGGTTAGATGAAACTCACCAAAAATGAAATTGTTAAAGAACTTGTAAGATGCGGAAAAGATCCTCAATACTTCATTGATAATTATTGTAAGATCTCCCATCCAATGCACGGGCAAATCCCTTTTAAGACGTATGACTATCAAAAGGACATGCTCAAAAACTTTAACGATTACCGTTTTAACGTAATTTTAAAAGCAAGGCAGCTCGGGATATCAACCATCTCGGCTGCTTATGTCGCTTGGTTCATGTTATTCCACCGAGAAAAGAATGTTCTCGTAATCGCAACAAAACTATCCACAGCTGTGAATCTAGTAAAGAAGGTCAAGATGATCTTCAAGAACCTTCCATCGTGGATGATGATTGCGAAAATCGCAACAGACAACAAGCAATCATTCGAGTTGACAAACGGTTCTCAAGTTAAAGCCGGAACCACATCAGGCGATGCTGGTCGTTCAGAAGCACTGTCGCTTCTCATTATAGACGAGGCAGCGTTCGTTGACGGCCTTGAAGAGCTTTGGACGGGTCTTTACCCTACTTTGTCTACAGGGGGCCGCTGTATCGCTCTGAGCACCCCCAACGGCGTTGGAAACTGGTTCCACAAGTCTTACACTGAAGCTGAGAATGAAATGAATGATTTCTTTCCCACAAAGTTAATGTGGGATGTACACCCTGAGAGAGACGAAGAGTGGTTCTCAAAAGAGACGCGAAATATGTCCAAGAGGCAAATCGCGCAGGAGCTTGAGTGCTCGTTCAATGCATCTGGTGAGACAGTCATTAATCCAGAAGACTTACAGATATTACATGCTGGAGTTACGGATCCAAAATATAAAACCGGTTACGACAGAAACTATTGGATTTGGGAAAGGCATGAAGAAGGAGTTCCATATCTTTTGGTAGCTGATGTTGCCCGTGGAGATGGTACTGATTTTTCTTGCTTCCACATATTAAGAGTGGACACTATGACCGTTGTAGCCGAATACCAAGGAAAACCAGACTTGGACATGTACGCAGATATACTCTATTCAGCCGGAAGTGAATATGGGACTTGCCTTCTAGTCGTGGAAAATAATGGAATCGGCATAGCCGTTTTGGAAAAATTAAAAGACTTAGAGTATAAAAAAATATATTACTCAATCAAGTCAACTCATGATTATGTCGAGTCTTATTTGGCCGAGAATGACGACAGAGCCGTGCTTGGCTTTACAACGTCAACCAAGACAAGACCCTTAATCGTAGCCAAATTGGAAGAATACGTTAGAAACAAACTAATTAATATACACTCTAATCGTGTTTTTCACGAACTAAAAACTTTTATTTGGCACAACGGCAAGCCTCAAGCAATGCGATCTTACAATGATGATTTGGTTATGTCCCTAGCAATCGCATGCTGGGTGAGAGACACGGCCCTATCAGAAAATGAAAGAGACATGGCTTACAAAAAGGCAATGATCGGTGGTTTGATGAAGTCGACAACAACGATGAATACTCAAATCAAAGGCCAAAAGATCTATAAAGAAACGTTCGAGCAGAAATACGAGGAGGAGATAGAAAAAACAAAAAACTTTTTGTGGATATACAAAGGATAAAAAATGGCTCGTAACGAAAGAAACCCTAATAATAATAAGAATGACTTATTTAAATCTTTAACAAGAATGTTCTCGGGACCTCTAACACAGAGAAGAACCCAGTCAGGCAGACAAATAAGACGCCGGCATTTAGATATGTATGCAAAAAGATTTAGAACCGCATCCGGCCAACAGTTCAAGAAGACTGAATATAATCCGATGAACGTCATGGCTTTGAACATGATTACAAACAGAAACCGTTCAGAGCGTTACGTCGACTTCGACCAAATGGAATTCACACCTGAAATCGCATCATCTCTCGACATCTACGCAGACGAGATGACCACTCACTCAGCATTGACTCCAATGCTCCACATTAAGTGTCCGAATGATGAAATTAAATATATTCTACATTCACTATATTACAGTGTAATGAATATCGAACACAATCTCTTTGGTTGGGCTAGGACTATGTGTAAGTATGGAGACATGTTTTTATACTTAGATCTGGATGAAGAGAAGGGATTACAAAATTGTATTGGACTCCCACCTCAAGAAGTTGAAAGGCTTGAAGGTGAAGACCCAACAAACCCAAACTACGTCCAGTTTCAGTGGAACTCAGCCGGACTAACTCTAGAGAATTGGCAAATGGCTCACTTTAGAGTTCTTGGAAACGACAAACATGCTCCATACGGAACATCGGCTTTAGAACCCTCTAGACGCATCTGGAGACAACTTACGCTCCTCGAGGACGCAATGATGGCCTACCGCATTACAAGGTCACCAGAACGGCGTGTGTTTAAAATTGACGTCGGTGGAATCGCACCTCAAGATGTCGAAGGGTACATGCAAAAAGTCATGACACAAATGAAGCGCCACCAAGTTGTAGATCCCACATCTGGTCGTGTGGATTTGCGTTACAATCCACTATCGATTGAGGAAGATTATTTTATACCAGTTAAGGGTGGGCAGTCTTCTACCAACATCGAAAATCTACCTGGTGGAGCATTCACAGCACAGATCGAAGACGTGAAGTATCTCCGCGACAAATTGTTCTCAGCATTAAAAGTTCCTCAATCGTATCTCTCCATGGGAGAAGGTTCCACTGAGGATAAGACAACTCTCGCACAAAAAGACATTAGATTTGCCAGAACAATCCAAAGGCTACAAAGAGTATTGATCACTGAACTTGAAAAGATCGGAATTGTTCACCTATACACTCTTGGGTATCGTGGTGATGACTTATTAAACTTTAAACTAAGTCTCAACAATCCATCTAAGATTGCCGAGATGCAAGAGCTAGAACACTGGAAGACTAAGTTTGATATTGCTGGAGCAGCAACAGAGGGCTATTTCTCACGTCGTTGGGTTTCTGAAAATCTACTTGGATTATCTCAAGACGAATATTTGAGAATGCAAAGAGAAATGTTCTCAGACAAAAAGTTCATGGCTGGACTTGAAGCAGCAGGCACTGCACCTGAAGGTGGAGACGCCGGTGGTGGGGACCTAGGTGGAGACTTAGGTGGTGATCTTGGAGGAGATTTAGGTGGAGATGATCTTGGAGGAGACTTAGGTGGAGATGATCTTGGAGGCGATGCACCTGCTGCAGATGCTGCAGGAGATGAACCAGATTTACTAGCCGAGCCACCAGCGAAGCGTGATGATGACTCAAAACCAAATAAGAGAGGTCCATACAAGAAGCACAAGATCTCTTATCGTAAGGGCGGGTTCGCGAAGCAAATGAAGAACCAAGCATTTAGCGGAGAAGTTCGTGGGTCAACATCTAGAACAACCTTTCCCGGAAAGGTTGGCTTTGGTGGGCTTGACTCATTAGCGAGAGGGATTTATGAAGAAAATGAAAATGAAGAAGAGAAACTATTTAACACAAGCAGCGAAATGAAGTCGCTGATTGAATCACTAAGCAGAAAGGAAGACACAGATGAAACTTAACAAAGAAGCACTTAAGCAAATTATCAAAGAAGAGCTCGAAGCTGTTTTGGACGAATCTAAATTGTTACGCCAATTTTCAAAAGATAAAGAAGACGAATTTAAACAATACATTAGAGACATGGGCAAAGATCCTGACGATGTATTCGCTGCACTTGGGCCCGGTGGTGTCGAAGTGATGGGCCAAACTTTGGTTGGTCGTGAGTACCCTACTAGTAAGCCAATGAGTGATGAAGTCAAACTTATGACCGCTGTTAAAGAGATGGAAAAACTCCAAGACTCAACAAACTTAAACGATTTTTACGACCCAGACTCTACTGGGACTTCGATCTTTTCTAGGGTGATAGAGTTGGTTCCTGAATTGATGAAAATAAATGCTGTTAAGAGAGTCTTAGATAAAGCAGGTAGCCCTACAGCAGTAACTGCGAAAATAGGCAAACGTGTGACTTATCTCCGAATTGATAGAACAATAATGAGATTACTTGGAAATTACCAACCGGTTCTTTCAAGATATGATAAATAAGGATATAAACATGAAACACAATAAGAAAAGAAATACCGCTTTTCTTTACGAATGCCTGATTCGTGAATTAACAAAAGCAATTTTAAAAGAAGACATTCAAAGACAATCAAAAGTCAAAGGTCTCTTAAGAGAGTTCTATACCAAAGGAAAGCTTCTTTCGAAAGAGCTTGGTGTATACAAATCTCTCTTGGAGAGTAGAGAACTCAATCAAGACTTTTCAAAGCGACTTATGGTTGAAACCAAAAAAGACTTTAGTGACTTAGATAGGAAAGAAATTTTCAACGAGCAAACGGCATTGATTAACAAGATCAACAAAGCTCTGGGTAATAAAGTTTTTTCAAACTTTGTTCCAAACTACAAAGACATAGCAACGATTGGATTATACTTTCAGAACTCAAACCTTGGAGCGAAAAAGAGGATCATGCTTGAAGACAAAGTAGTAAACTTTCTTACCAGATTGGACGAAAACCAGACAGAAATGAAACCGGTTGACCAACTTGAATTCAAAATGTTTGTCAAGAGATTTAACAACACATATCAACACAGCCTCTTAAAAGAGCAGAAAGAACTGCTAAGCAACTTCATTGTATCATTTTCCGATAATGGCTTGGGTTTAAAATCTTATTTGAATGATGAAATTGGACGACTCAAAGAAGCTGTATCTGCCCACATTGTAGAGGAGAATACATCTCCTATAAGTGAAAATTTTAAGAAAGTTAGAGCAAAGCTCGATAGTTATTCGAAAACCCCTTTAAGTTCAAAGATTATTGAAGAAGTATTTTATATTCAAGATCTTCTAGCGGAGGTAGATCGCAATGTCAGTTAGTATTAATGTAGTGGATAATGAAGAGACACCACTTCCAATAGATACTCCGGATGATGGGCTTACAATTAAGGTCGTCGAGAAAGACACAGTTGAAGCAAAATTAAAACTTCGATCCTCCATCAATGGTGATTTGATGATCATGGACCATAAAGATATCGATATTGTAATCAAACAATCTGATAAGAAAGTTGTAGCTTTTGCGAAAGAAACTTTGTCCGACCTTGTCTATGGCGCAGAAGCAAGGTTATTCGAATACTTAAGGAAGAATGGGTTGATCGAAATTGATTCAATACAAGGCGGCAATATATATGGCTCACTTGAGGGTAAACTACAAGAAGGCAATAAGGTCATAGAGATCACACTACTTAAGATAGCCGAGTGGATGGAAGGTGAAGAGCCAATGATTGCTGGAAGAACTGGGTATGACGACATGCAAGATGACCATCTGCTTGAACCAGATGGAGAATATTCAACAGAGCTTGGAGAAGTACCAGCAGCTGAAGAAAAAGGCTCAATTAACCAATCAACTCTTTTTGCGCCATACATGTATGGTAGATATGCATACTGATGAAACACTTAAAGCCTTTATTTATTGAGAATAGCAAGATACCCGTCTGGTTGTCTTACGTAGCACCAATCAACATCGGTGCAATTACCTTGGGCCCGATTGTTATATCTCGTGATGAAATGTCCGAGACGACAAAAAGACACGAAACAATTCACTATCAACAATACATCGAACTCGGATTCATCGGTTTCCCAATACTCTATCTTGGTTGGTGGGCTTGGAATTTGTTAAAAGGTCAAGCCGGAGACGCAGCTTATTTCAACATTCCATTTGAAAAAGAAGCTTACCAAAATGACGAAGACGAAAACTATCTTGAAAATAGAAAACGATACTGCTGGTGGAATTTATGAATCAAAAGCTTATAATGGAAAACTGGAGACGCTTTCTCAAAGAAGAAAAGAAGAGAGGCATCCGCCTAAGTGATGAAGTTGTCTGCTTGAGAGCAGAGATCAGCCCCAAAAGCGATGCAGAGTTCACACTCTATACTCCAGGACCTGGAACAGAGGCAGCAGAGAAGATTGCTGGGTTGGAAATAATAGGACAAGTAAACATTTCAAGTCTTAAAAGTAGTGGACCATGCCTGACGGCAGATGGGAAGAATCCATCTTGGCACGTGGAAGCCATTCACACAGCGGAGAAGTACAGAAACGTTGGCTACGGAACCCTCCTTTATGGGTTTGCATTTTATGTAGCGAAGAATGATAACGCTGGTCTTACATCGGACAAGGACTCGGGATCAAAAAAAGACGCCGTTATCAAGTGGGATTCATTCGAGAAGAATACTCAAACGTTTGATAAGGTAACGACTCCTGCTGGTAACGATACTTTTGACTATGATAATACAACACCCGATCCAGCCGATGACTGTGATGTGCTAGTGGATGATGCGGACAATGCTACCGACTTTAGTTTCGATCACAAGAACCCACAAGTTTATGAGCAGTCGATGGCGATGTATGAAGGGAACCATATGGAATTCCTTGATGAAGTAATTGACTCTGGATTCATGAGCGAGAGAGAGTTTAATAAGTTTTTAGACCAAGCCGCCTTCAAGAGCTTTACAGATGAATACGACGATTGACTACAAGAGGCTCACTTGGAACTTTTAAATTTTATTTTAGCAGCATACGGTATGACTTTCATGATTGTGCATGGTAAAATCTTCGAAGACATCCGCCCCAAGAAGGATTATACAAAGAAGTGGAACACTCTGTGGAACTGTCCATTGTGTGTAGGCTTTCATGTAGGTTGGTTTTTAATGCTCCTTTCCCCATTTACTGAACTATTTAGTTTCGAGTATTCTTTCGGGAATGCATTTGTTCTTGGCTGCGTTTCAGCTGGTACATCTTATTTAATTTCGGTCTTAGTCGATGATTTTGGACTAAGGCTATCGTCGAGATCAGGAGGTGATTATGTCGATGATTAAGCGCTGGGTTTTACAACCCGTCCGTCGCTGTTGCAGCGGATCGTAGCTCGGGCAGGTAACGCCTGCTAAGGGTGGAGCTAAGCTCTGCCCACCTTTTTTATTAATGGAGAGAAGAATGTCTAAACAATTACTAAGAGAGTTCCATGCGCTTTGTCCGGATGGAAGGTGCCTTGATCTCTTAACTGAAAGAGAAAAGAGAGAAGTTGTTGAAGATGGCGCGGTCTACTTGACTGGTCGGATTCAGACTGCGGACAAAAAGAATGGAAACGGTCGTAAGTATCCACACAAAGTTCTCAAGAGAGAGATGGATAATTACATGGCTATCGTTAAAGACAACAGAGCGTGTGGTGAATTAGATCACCCTGATGACTCCGTAATTAACCTTAAGAACGTTTCTCACATGGTCACAGACTGTTGGTGGGAAGGCAAGGACGTAATGGGCAAGATCAAGGTCTTAGACACTCCTAGCGGTAGAATCCTAAAGGACCTCATCAATGCTGGTGTTAAGCTTGGGATTTCATCTCGTGGACTTGGATCTGTTCGAGAATCTATGGGAACAACAGTTGTAGAAGAAGACTTCCAACTAATTTGCTTTGATATCGTGTCCGAACCATCAACCCCAGATGCCTATGTTTATCCGGGCGAAAGCTCTAGAAAGCCAACTAGATTCTCGACAAAGTTGCGAGAACAAAAAGAAAACAATATTGACAATCTATTTAAAAAGATTCTTGGAGATTAAATGAACAAAGAACAATTAAGAAAAACCTTAAAGCCACTCATCAAAGAGTGTATCAAAGAGGTAATTTTTGAAGAAGGAGTTCTCTCTGGAATCATTTCAGAGGTTGTCAAGGGAACAGGTGGTCAACGTATTGTCGAAACCCGAACTCAACCCACTTATCAAAAACCACAAATAGATCAAGAAGCACAGCAAAGAAAACTGAAAGAACACCGACGAAGAATGATTGACTCAATCGGGTCCGATGCATACAATGGTGTGGACTTGTTTGAAGGTACAAAGCCTTTGAGTCAACAAGCAGCAGGCAAATCTTCCGGAGGTCATGGTTCAAAAGCCCTTGAGGGTGTTGCACCAAATGATCCCGGCGTTGATATCTCAGCTTTCGGAATGTCTTCAGCTATTTGGTCAAAATTAGCAAAGGGAAAATAATGGCTACCAATTACAAAATGAAACCTCGCAAAGGCGAGACGATGGAAAAATTCATCAAACGATTTACCAAAAAGTGCAAGAAACTTGGAATCATTCAAGAAGTCCGAGATCACAGACATTTTACTTCTGACTCTGAGAAAAAGAGACTCGCACGTAAAAAATGGAGATCACGGATCAAGAAGAACAAGGATTAACTATTTAGTCCTAAAAGAGAGGAGAGATTTATGAGTTCAAATTTTTACACAGCTGGATTAAGCCACGTCGGTGCATACCAAGTAAGTGGAGTCCCATATCTTAGCGGCTCTAATATGCCGGGTGACCAAACTTCCTCATTAAGGTTTCAATTTCCATCTGTTTCTAAATCAATAACGGTTAAATCAAACTATGCGCACTCTATTCGTGTTCATTTTGCACCTTATACTGCTGGTCAACATGACTACGTCAAAGGTGCTGATAACAAAGATAATTTTGTTACAATCGCATCGAGTGGCTCACAAACATTTGACGTGAAGTGTAAAGAGATTTTTATCTCAAGCACAAACAATGCTACAGCGACACAAGCCGTACAAGACGTTCAAATATACGCAGAACTTACTACAATCCCCAATGACAGAATGTTTAGTCTAGACAATGTAGAAGGGGTGGCAACCTAATGAGTTTTAATTACACAACAGGTCTCAACAACATGGGGTCATATCAAGTATCTGGTCGACCATGGATGAAGAATCATGAGTTTACTGGTGTCGAGAGTAAGTTTTATGAATTTCCAAATGTTACTGATTACATCAAAGTAATGAATGACGTTAATGGAACTAAGTCTGGTAACATAGATATCGTTTTCTGTGAGCCAAGACGGTCTGCGAACATGCCCAATGTAAATGAATACTTGTCTACATCAATAATAGCCACGCGAGAAGTAACCTTGTCCATGTGGGTGAAGTTTGATGTTCTGGCTAATCCAACTCCTGGCGATGTAAGAATCGCTAATTTTACTGGAACAGGCGTGGACATCAGGGTGCAAACTAGACTTGTAGATGAAATTAGAACTGTTGTATCCAGCGGAGGAACACAAACTCAAACCACAACAACAAGTCCTCTTGTTGTAGATGAATGGTTTAATATGATATTTGTAGTTAAAAGCGGCGATTCAAAAATTTATTTAAATGGACAATTGCTAACAGAAACAGTTAATACTCAAACGATTGGTGGCGACTTTGATAGTCTATCTTTGGGATCGACATCATCCAATAACGATGGCTCATATTCAAACATATACTTGTTTAACCGTGCACTGACCGAAAGTGAAATTGCAAAAGTGTATAATGGATCATACAAAACATCACCGGACAACTCAAGCATTATTCCGGATCTAACTTCTTGGTGGGCTTTCGAAGACAATAATTATAAAACTTTCTTCACTACGGCAGATACTACAACAACAATATTTGATAGAGTATCCTCTAACAACCTTGTGCTTAACTCTGGGGCTTTACTTTTTGAAGACGGCTATCAATTAGACAACGCACTTTCACATCACAAAATTACTCTTGTTGATCAACAAGAAATAACGTTAAACTGCAAAGCAAAGCAAATCTTTCTAAGATCTACTGCCGATGCGGATGTTAGTATTTGCGCTGGACTCACTGCAATCCCAGCTGAAAGAATGTATGAATTAACTGGACCGGGAATCGATGAGTAATGGCGAAGGAATTTGGATGGGCATACGTTGCTGGTACGCAAGCTTCCGGACCTAAAGGTTCGGTTCAACTTGCTGGTATCACGACTGCATTAGAGCACGACCCTAACCTTCTATGGTCAGACGAAGAGAACGCTTTGATGGTGTCTGGGAATATCATTGCCCACAACTTCGAGATTCAAAACCAAACCAAAACAGTATTTCATTTTGAAGTTTCCGGATCTTCAATCTTTGGAGACACCGAAGATGACTTGCACCAATTTACTGGTTCTCTAAATATTACAGGGAACGTTTCGGCATCAGCCTTTTATGGCTGGGGTGGAGACCTTGATGGTGTGCCGATCAATTATTACACTAATCAAGGTGACAATAGAATCGTAACATCAGTTAGTGGAGACACCGTCAATGCAGAAGCAAATCTTCTATTCGATGGTACATTACTCTCAGTCACGGGAAATGTCCAAGCATTGGAAGTAAAAGCTGATGAGGTTAGCGGAACATTGGGTTTCTTTGAAGATGTAGCCATGGAAACATTGTCTGCAAATGAAATAACCTCATCCGCATTAACATCTAATACCGCAGTAATCCCCAACACAACCTTGGGTGACGTCATTCTCACAGGACGTATCGTGGATGTAAATGGAAATGTTATATTGGGAACTCCAACTGCGCAAACAGAATTCAACATCTCATCAAACAGCAATGGTCAAACGCAAATTGCTAGCAATAACTTTAGCAATGTTAATAGCACCAATGCAGTCGGAATGGATTTCGCAGTAATCAATGAAGGATTAGCTGTTGCGACAAACAGATTTTTCGTAGGCTCAGCCGGCAAATCTGGTTTCGGAACAAACGACCCCGAAAAGAAAGTCGAAATATATGACCCAACTGGTACACAGTTGAGACTATCTTCAGTTGGTGCAGACCAAATTGTAAACGGTGGAGTCTTATTTAATCCAACACGCCACCACACAGACTTAACAACTGATTCCACTGGTGCGTTCTCAATAATGCCTACAGCACAAAAGTTAGGTATCAACACCACATCGCCAGAACATGCACTAGATGTCTCCGGAGATGCAAGAATAACTGGAAACCTTATAGTGTCGGGCACACTCACAGCACACACTACAGACTTTGTAGTCTCAGCTGATACTTTAACATTCGGAGATGAAGCCAGCGACACAATTATAATGAACGCAAGCACAATCTCAACTCCCAATGGTTTAGTTATTGACAACAGCTTCTACATGCAAAGTGGAACAGTTGGTGTTGGAAACTATGCAACATCCAAATTTGGTGTATCAGCAACCGCAAATCAGTTTTCTGTTGGAGATGGAACCAAGACACTCTCTATTAACGTCGAGAATAGTTCTACAACACTTTCAACAAACTCTACGACACTAGACATAGCAAACTCAACAAACGTTCTTGGTGAGCTTGTGGTAGGCTCTAATGGCGACATAGTTCTTAATAACATTGGAGAAGTTTCTTCCTCTGTTTCTGTGTCCTCACATTTGGGTCACTTTACAAATATTACATCGAACACCATAACGAATGGAAACACTACAGTCAATAGCGACAACATTGTGACTCCAACTCTTGATGCAACAACAGTAAACTCCACAAACCTTGGAGGTACGCTTAGTACAGCAGCACAACCGAACGTAACAAGTTTAGGAACACTAACTTCACTTAATGTTGCGAATGCAGCATCTATCGGTGGAGGGTTGAATGTTGGGTCTTCAATCGCTGTGGGTACAAACTCTGCTTCTAGAAAAGTCGAGATCAAAGATTCTAATCCTCAAATGAGATTGACAAACACAGATGCTGTTTTCGGACTATCAAGTCATACATATGCAGATTTGCATGTGCAACCAACTGGGGATTTATCTCTCCTACCATCCTCCGGCAAAGTAATCATACCTCAATTGAACCTGTCAAACATTCCAGAAGGAAGTTCATTCAAGCATCTATCTCTTGATCAAAATGGGAACGTAGTCATATCTCCAAACTTGCAACATGGAATAGAGGTTAGATCGAGAGTCATAGCAACTCAAGATTACCAAGTCCAAACAAGTGATTACTTCGTAGGTCTCCAATCACAACAAAACCTGATAATTACACTGCCTGATGCTAGCAACCTTATCAATGGACAAATATTTATCATAACTGATGAGCTTGCGAACGCACAAGTCCACAATCTAGTAATTCAAACAACTAATAATCAAACTATCGATGGCCAATCACAGCTTACAATTGTGTCTCCTAGGTCGTCGATAAGCATGTATACCGATGGACAATCTAGTTTCTTCTTGTTCTAATCTTCTACTTCATCGGTAGTAGCGATATTATAGAAGGATAATTTTTTTTTCAATGTTTCGAAAGCTTAATTAAAAACTGTTTAATATTTATATTCTTTTAAGTTTTTTAAGGTGTAGTTATGTGTAGCTCTTCGTCCGCCTATGATGAGACGTTGAGCACATTATATTCTTAATGGAGGAATAAATAATGGCTAATAATTTTCACAATGGAGTTATCGTATATGACGCACAAGTTGCTAAATTCGATATGACTCTCATGGCCTCTGAGAACATTGACTTTCCAAGCAATGTTATCAAGGACCTTAACTATCTGGCTGCTGACGTAGTCTACGAATTTGATGCGTCTTTTGACATCGGTACAATCCGTCAAGGCGACTTGCAAAAATTGTCTCGCATGGGTCACATCCAAGCTGCTAAGGACTTCACTGCTGCTGAAGCACTTGCTGCTGAACAAGCTCGTCTTGGCTTAAAAGGACAAATGGAAGCTTATGCTGATCAAGCTGAAGCTGACGCTATCTCTTCTGCTGGTGCTTACACTGATGGACGCGAAGTTGTTCTTCAAGGTAACATCAATGCTGAAGCTGCAAGAGCTACTGCTGCTGAAGGTGCAAACGCTTTGGCTCACAGTACTTTCAAAGCTGCTCAAGAAACTTTCAATGGCGACATTGGAATGGAAGTAACCACTCACAAAACTGAACGTGTTGCTGCTGATGCAATTTTGACTGCTGGTTTGGCTCAAGAAGTTACAGATCGTACTGCTGCAGTTAACGGTGTTACTGTTTCTTTGGCAACTGAAGCTGCTACAGCTCGTGCTGCTGAAGGTGTTTTAACAGCTGATTTGGCTTCTCAAGTTGCTCTTCAAGCTGCTTATAAAACATCTAACGATGCTGCTCTTGCTCTTGAAACACAAAACAGAATGAATGCTGATGCATTCGAAGCTGGAGTTTCAGCGACTGACCGTGGAGCAATTCGTTCTGAAATTGCTGCTGCTAAAGTTATTGACGATGCTGCGATGGCTTCAGAAGCTGCTGCTCGTATCGCTGCTGATGCAACTTTGACTTCTGGTCTTGCTGCTCAAGTATCTAAGGAAGCTGCATATGAAGTATCTAATGATGCTGCATTGGCTGCTCAGGTTGCAAAAGAAGCTGCTTATGAAGTATCTAATGATTCTGCTCTTGCTGCTCAAGTAGCTAAAGAAGCTGCTTATGAAACATCTAACGATGCTGCGTTAGCTGCTCAAGTTGCTAAGCAAGCTGCTGATAAAGCTGCTGCTGAAGCTGCTGTTGTTGCTGCAAAAGCTGCTGCTGATGCATTATTGGTATCTGCGAAAGCTGAAGCTGATGCAAAAGTTGAAATCGAAGAAGCTCGTATTGACGCAATCTTATTAGCATCTGATGCTGATAAAGATTCATTTGCTGAAATCGTTACTTTGATCAACGCTGTTGATACACAAAATGATGCAGATGTTGCTGCTGTTATCTCTAGTTTGAATGCAGAAATTGCATCTACAAACAGTGATATCGCTGAAGCTGCAACTGCTCGTGGTGCGATTCAAGCTGATGTTGATGCTAACGAAGTTGCATCTGATGCATCATTCGCTGCTGCTGCGACTGCACGTGCTGCAATTATCACCCAACATGGTGCTGATGATGCTGCTGCTGCAACTGCTCGTGGTGGAATTCAATCTGCTCTTGACGCTCAAGAAGCTAAGCAAGAAAGTGAAAGAGCCGCTATGGACACTGCATACAAAGCTGCTGATGCAACTTTGACTGCTGGATTGTCTGCTGAGCAAACACGTGCTGAAGCTGCTGAAGGTGTGTTGACTGCTGGTTTGTCTGCACAAGTTGCTAAAGAAGCTGCATATGAAGTATCTAATGATGCTGCACTTGCTCTTGAGACACAAAACAGAATGTCTGCTGATGCATTCGAAGCTGGAGTCGCTCTTGCGGGTCGTAATGCTATCCAAGCTGATGTAGATGCTAACGAAGCAGCTGCTTTAGCTGGACGTCAAGCTATTCAGGCTGATGTAGATCAAAATGAAGCTGATGCTGACGCATCATTCGCTGCTGCAGCAACTGCTCGTGCAAGCGAAGCTACTACAGCCCGTGCTGCTGAAGCTGCAAATGCTTCTGCAATTTCTGCTGAAGAAGCTGGAAGACTTGCTGGTGACTCTGCTATTCGTGGTGGTTTCGCTGGTTCTATGCAAGGTCTCGATCAAGCAATCGGTACTAACAAATCTGATTTTGAAGCTGCTGATGCAACTTTAACTGCTGGTTTGTCTGCTGAACAAGCACGTGCCGAAGCTGCTGAGGGTGTTTTAACTGCTGGATTAGCTGCTGAGCTTATCGCTCGTGCTGCTGGTGATGCAGGTCTTCAAGGTCAAATCAACACAGTTGACGGAAAAGTTGACGGTGAAAAAGTTCGTGCTGAAGCTGCTGAACTTTCATTGTCTAATGGTTTGTCTGCTGAACAACAACGCGCTGAAGCTGCAGAACTTGTTTTGACTAATGGTTTGGCTGCTGAAGTTGCTGATCGTGGAGCTGCTGATACAGCTGCTGCATCTTTCAACTTGGCTGCTCGTAATGCTATCCAAGCTGACGTTGACGCTAACGAAGCTTCTGCTTCTGGTTCTTTCGCATCTGCTTCTGCAGGTCGTGGTGTAATTGCTGCTGGTTTGGCTCAAGAGCTTCTTGACCGTGCTGCTGGTGATGTTTCAACTTTGGCTTCTGCTAAGTCTTACACTGACGCTGAAATTGCTACAATGCAAGCTTCTTTGGACGCTGAAATTGCTGCGACTAATGCTGACTTCTTGGCTGCTGAACAAGCTCGTATCGGTATGAACACTCAGTTGACTGCTGATATCGCTACTGCTAAGTCTCAAGCTATCGCTCACACTGACGCTGCTGTTGCTGGTCTTGTAGATTCTGCACCTGCGATGTTGGATACTTTGAACGAATTGGCTGCTGCTATCGGTGACGATCAGAACTTTGCTGCTACTGTTGCTGGTGATATCGCTACTGCTAAAGCTGCTCTTGAAGCAGAGGTTGATGCTGTTGAAGCTGCATTGTCTGCACACGAAGCTGCTAATGTAGTTTCTTTCGGTGCTGCAACAACTGACCGTGCTGCGATCCGTTCTGAGTTGGCTTCTGAAAAAGCTACTTTACAAGCTGAATTTGCTGCTGCTGATGCAGTTGTAACTGCTGCTTACGAATCTGCTGATCTTGCTATGAAGACTGGTCTTGAAAGCGATATCTTTGATGAAATCGCTGAACGTGTTGCTGGTGACTCGGCTTTGGATGCTGCATATAAAGCTGCTGATTCTGCTGAAGTGTCTGCTCGTATTGCTGGTGATAACGCATTGACTGCTTCTTTGAATTCTGAAGTTGCTCGTGCTTCTGGTGTCGAGGCTCAATTGCAAAGCAAAATTACTGATATGCATGATGGTGAAACCACTGTTAACTTCATTTCTAATGCGGTTGCTTCGGCTTCTATCACAATGCCTAACGGTTTCGCACATCAGATTGTTTCTAACTCTGGTGCTTCTGCTGTAGCTACATTGCCTGTTTTGGGTGCAAACTTCAAAATGACTTTGTCTTTGGCTGCTGCTGCTGGTTCTGAAGCAATGGAATTCCATGCTCCTGCTGGAATGGTTATTGATGGCGAAGCTGATGCTAAGATCACTCTTTACCCTGGCTCTTCTGTTACTTTCCTTGAGAACGCTGGCGTATACTACATGGTATAATAGCTAATTAGTTCGCAATTCTCAATGCTATTGAGCATTGCTCTTTGGCCTCGGGGAGAAATCTTCGAGGCCATTTTTTTAAGACACTTAACATTCATCGGAGGAAATAAAATGTCTATGAAATTAAATAAAACAAATGCTGCACTAACTCAGCCAACCCCAACAACTGATGGTATGTTGGCTCAGGCGAATGGACAAGCACAATCTGTAATCATCGTTGGCTTTGCTAATATCGATATTTACGGAAAACAAAACGGAGCATGGGCTTTGATTGATGAACTACGACCGCAATCGGATTTCATGCTAATTGACGAATCAGCACATGATACATACGCCGTTGATTTATCGCAATATGAAGATGTGTACTTCGTATCTATATCTGGAAAAGAAGAAGTGATGAGATACTTCTTTGTTGAAGATAGCGTTGTCGCACCAACCGTAGAGGGTTCGAAGGCCAACAAGCTTGAAGACATCTCTGATATGCCTGCATTTACCGTTGCTGATGCAGGAAAGGTACTAACTGTTGATGCACTAGGAAGTTTAATCTGGGTTACCAGATAAGGAGAACATCATGAAAAAAACTACACACTTAAGAGAGACTGCATACTTGGTCCCTCCGCAAATTGCGGATGGTTTCGTCCCAACAGTGGGTTTTGACTACAAAATCTCAGTCAGTCTCCATGAAGTAGATGTCAAAATCTACGGCTTTGATGGCCAAAGTTGGTCCTTATTACACAACACAGATGGTTTAATACCATCATACATAGCTGATATCCAGCATCAAAAATATTATTTAGAATCTAAAACAGGATCCGAGCAAACTGTTCGAGTTTCATTCTTATCTTCTGAGGATGAGGATTCTGGTATTAGAACAGGTGGTACACCCGGAAATACAAGATTCTATGACATCGAAGAGATCCCAGTCTACAATGGTTCTCGAGATGGTGCGATGCTTACGGTCATGTCCGATGGTTCATTAGCTTGGTTGTTGGTAAATGAATCATTCATAATCCCATCCGAGGGTGGAGAATCTAGTGGAGTTGTCGGATTGGAAGAAAATTCTGGTCTAACTCTGCATGGAAACGCACAACTTGTTGACGGAGTTCTATCTATAGATGGAACAGTGGGAACATATGCTTCTCTACCGCATTCTAGCGATTTCGATAGAGAGTCTGGGGACTTAACCATAAACATGTGGATTAAGGCAAATTCATTACCAAACAATTGGAATGCCGGTCTTGTGTCAAAAATGGGCAATGGTTGGGATGGATACATCACAGCTATCTCAACAATGCAAGCAGATGCTGGAGGTAACATGACCTCTGGTGGGATGCAGACGACATCTTGGGGTGGGGGATCTAATCCAAATCCGAACAATCGTGCAGCACCACCAAGCGGTATCTCTTTGGATACTTGGCATCACGTTGCATATGTAATGCCCTCGACTGGGGATTACAAGATGTATTTCAACGGGCAAGAGGTTCACTCTTGGGTTCCAACCGGTAGAAACACTTCTACTACGGGCGACCTTAGAATTGGTGGATGGCAGAATGGATCTTACAGTGGATACTTCGATGGATACATTGACGGAGTCTCTATTCAGAAGACAGCTTTATCAGCTAGTGACATCTCCGGCTTGCACTCTGCAGGAAGGGAAGGGCAACCTTCTGGCGTTGGAACCTTCTTGGAAGAGTTCACAATGTTTGGTGGAGGAACAGTCACCGACGGAGTTCTTTCAACATCCGCTGCGACTCCTTCTTATTACAAGAAGTCTGCGATGACTGTACCGAGTACAACTGCAACGACAGCAGTATTCTCAATGTGGTTCAATCCAGAGCAATCTCAAATGGGACTTTATTCAGATCAACACTATCCATCGCAAGTAACTTTCGGATTAAGAATGTTTAATACTGGACTTCTACACATTTCAACACCAATTGGAACTAGCAATGGGGTTAGTTTGACAACACCTTTGACTCTTAACGAATGGCATCACGCCTTGGTTACTGTTGAAACGGATGTTGCTTACACTTCTACTAGCTCTAAATCTATGACTGTAAAATTGTTTATTGACGGCGAAGAAGTTTACACCAAAACCGGAAACTCTTCCACCAAGAGAATCAGAGGTTACACTGGAATCCCTAATGGAACTAAGCACTACATAGGCGCTGAGAACTATAATGGATCCGTAAGTTATAAAGGCAATGGCCAATTTGACTTCGTGGAATGGGTTGATGACGTTACACTATCTGACGCTCAAATCTTAGCTATGTATAATGGCGGGACACGAGGTTGGTCTGTATCTGATGCTAACAACTACACTCCTTAATTTCAATTAAGCTTTGAAACATATCTTGTCTCGGCGTGAAAGCGCTGAGGCATTTTCTTTTTGAGCTCTCTTTTGGACTTTAAACTCTATTTACACTATTTATTGGAGAAAAACAAAATTCGGGAGATAAATTAATGTCTAGCATGTTAGAACAAGCAATTGCCGATGCTGCGGCTCTTAGAGAGCAGGCCATCAAGAACGCAGAACAATCCGTTCTCGACAAATATTCAAAGCAAATCAAAGAAGCTGTTGATCAAATGTTAGAGATGGGAGAGCCTCCCAGCAAAGTTGATGAAATCATCAATGAAGTTGAAAATGAATTAATGCAAGAAGAGGAAGCCGCTGCTGCGGCTGTCGGTGCTTCTGCTCCCGAAACTACTGCTCCAATCGAAGCACTTGGTGCATATGATAGTCGACCCGGAACAGAAGATTTATACACAAGAATTTCAGCTCTTGTGGAGGACTTACCAGTTGACCCTGTCGATGGAATGATTAATTTAGACCTTGGAGACTTTTCACTAGAGCAAGATGAAGCAGATGCCGCTGATGGTGGCCTGGATGACTCTCTAGGGGGTCTTGATGATCTTGGAATGGATACACCCTCTGGTGATACCGAAGGTGGCTTAGACGACATCCTTGACGACGGTGGAGACGACATGGATTTGCAACTGCAAGAAGTCTTAGATATGCTATCTGAAGGATCAGAGGAAGTTATCGAAGAGAAGCAGGTCCCCATTGATTTTGAACCTAGAACTGCAGCCAAAGGAGTTTGGAGACATAATGAAAGCGAAGAAGATTTCATCGCATCAATGGCAAACATTATATATCCAGATCCCGAAGAAGCCGAAGCTGAAGAAGCTTCTGAAGATGAAGACGACACTATGGGTGTCGTAAACGAATTAAACGAGACATTAGAGTTTCTGACGAACCAGAACAATCAAATGGAAAGCGTCCTATCCAAGATGGAAGTCTATCTTGAGGAAACACTATTGTCCAACGCAAAACTTTTATATCAAAACCGTACATTGAATGACATCTCCCTGAATGAGCGACAAAAGTCAAAAATTGTCGAAGCCATTTCAAATGCGGAGTCTCCGAAAGAAGCTAAAAAACTTCATGAGACACTCAAAGCAACAGTGGGGTCGACGCCTAATAGCAAAAGAGGCCCACAATCACTGAGCGAGTCTGTCAACCGAAGATCGAACTTAAGTTCTATGTTGAATTCGAGACAAAACATTAAAGAAAGCAAGCAATCTGAAGATTCTTTTAAAGAGAAGATGCAGAAGCTTGCAGGCATAAAAAAATAATTTAAGGAGATTTTACAATGTCTATTATCGAAACTCTAACAGAAGGGATGGTACACCGCAATATGCAACAAGAAGGTGCCGCTCTTTTAAACAAATGGTCACAAACCGGTCTTTTAGAAGGCTTGACCGATGAAAACAAAAAAGCTTCAATGGCTCGTCTATTGGAGAATCAAGCTCGCGAATTATTGCGTGAGTCTAACACAATGGCTGGTGGATCTGTCGAAGGTTTCGCTGCTGTTGCATTCCCAATCGTTCGTCGTGTATTCGCTGGATTGATTGCGAACGACTTGGTTTCTGTACAACCAATGTCTCTTCCAAGTGGATTAATCTTCTTCTTGGATTTCACTTTCGGAACAGATCCAAACAATCCACCTAACGGAGCTTATAACCGCTTAGGACAAACAAATAGTGACTCTATCTATGGACAAGGAGTAACTGGCTCTCAAATCACTGGTGGTGTTAACTTGACTTCTGTTGAGTTGGACAAGCAACCTTACGGTTTTCAATCAGCTTATTCTTCACCGACAGGCTCTATTGCTACAGATGTAGCAATCGCCAGCGTCTCTACTACATTAGATGGATTCTCTAACTCGGCAACAATCGGACACTCGACTTTTGATGAGGCCTCTATCGACTTTGATCCAGATATCGCATCAACTTATGCAGCAACAGACAAGCTTCTTCAAGTAACCGTAACAGTTGCAGCATTGGATGCTTCTGGTTTTGCAATGAACTTGGATCAAGTAGGAGCAATCATCGTTCCCTTGAAAACAGTTAATGATGGAGCTTCAGCAAAAGATCAAGCTAGCGCTGTTCAAATCCGTCGTTTGACTTCAATCTCTAGCGACAAGCTTACTTTGACCTTGACTTACAAAATGGATGCAACTGGTGGTAAAGCACTCGCCGGTGCCGGAGTAATTACTGGTGGTGGACGCGCTTCTATCTTTGGTGCTGGTTCTTATCCTGCAAAAGATACCTTTGAAGAAGGTGGTGGACTTGGTTCTATCGCTGGTGCTGCTAGTTGGGGACTTGAAGGTGAAACGCAAATTCCAGAGATCGACATCAAAGTTGAATCAATCGCAATCACAGCGGTAACCAAGAAGTTGAAAGCAAAGTGGACTCCAGAATTGGGTCAAGACTTGAACGCTTACCATAACTTGGATGCTGAAGTAGAATTGACTTCTATCCTTTCTGAGCAAATCGCTCTTGAAATCGACCGTGAAATCTTGTCTGACTTGGTTAACGGCGCAACTGCTGGGACTTTCTACTGGTCTCGCTCACCTGGTTTATTTGTAAATAGATTGACTGGTGCTGACCTTACCGCTGGCGGTGTACAAGGTCCTGACTTCACGGGTACTGTTTCTGAATGGTATGAAACTTTGATCGAAACAGTCAATGACGTCTCTGCACAAATCCATCGTAAGACTTTGCGTGGTGGTGCTAACTTCGTAGTTGTTTCTCCTGAAGTTGCGAACATCTTGGAATTCACAGCTGGATTCCGTGCGAACGTTACTGCTGACGCTGACAAAGGCGACATCGGTGCTGTTAAGGTTGGTTCTTTGAACCGTAAGTTCGACGTTATCGTTGATCCATACTTCCCACGTAACGCACTCTTGGTCGGTCGTAAAGGCGCTTCTTTCTTGGAAAGTGGATATGTTTACGCTCCATATGTACCATTGCAAACAACTCCTACCATCTTTGGACCTGAAGACTTCGTTCCTCGCAAAGGTGTTATGACTCGTTACGGTAAGAAAATGGTTCGTCCGGATATGTACGGATTGGTCATTTGTCGTGACTTGTTGTAAGATTAATTAATTAATCTTCAATTGGCTCCAAGTTTCGGCTTGGAGCTTTTTTGTTTTAAAAGACTACTTATAGATATCAATTTAAGGAGATTTATCATGCCCTCACGTTTTATCAAGAAAAGACGAAAACTAGCCCACAAGGCAAGACTAGAAGCTGAAGTCGCAAAAGTCGCATTAGATGCTATGACCGAAGGAGCCTCATCTTTGGCCAAAGAAGTGGTAGAAGAAGTAAAGGAAACACTAGATGATGCAGCAGAGACCATTGCAGTCGCAGCGAAAGAGGCGAAAGAGACAGTCGAAGACATTATTGAAGAAGCAAAAGAAGCTGTTGAAGAAGTCAAAGAAAAAAAGACAACTCGTAAGCGTTCTAGAAAATCTACTAAAAAGTAAAATAATTAAGTTTCATTTTAACCTCCTTTCCTCTGAATACCTTGGTGTTCGGAGGTTTACTTTTAATTAAACTATTTACAATGACGGAGGGTTTTATATGTCATTTCCTGATCTTACACCAACATCAACATTATCAGCTATTGTATTATCCGAAAAGGGAACAGAAGCCGATGTTGTCGAGTCATTAGCGATTGGTTTTTACACATCAGATGCTTTTTTATCAGGTGCTGCAGCACAGGTAGCATTCACATACAAGAGACTTGGTGGAGACGTTCTTGATATCGAGATCACAAACAAAAACGTCTATAATCACTACGAGGAAGCCTGTTTAGAGTATTCCTATATCGTGAACCTACATCAAGCACGAAATGCCTTAGGGAGCGCCCTAGGAGGCCCTACAGGGTCTTTTGATCATAAGGGCGAAGTATCTGGATCAGACTCGGTATCTCTTAAGTATCCCAAGTTTCAATTCGACTATGCCTTCAGGGCCGCAGATAAGTTTTCAACAGAAGCAATGGTTGGTGGTACTCAACCAATCTATTCAGCATCCTTTGATAGGGTCATAAAACAACAAGACTATGACCTTCAACATATCGTATCTAGCTCTCAGGAGGGAACGCCTTGGGCTGGAATGGATAATAAGAGAATTAAAATAAGACAAGTATACTACATATCTCCGAGACAAATGTGGAGATTTTATGGATATTACGGTGGCCTAAACGTTACTGGTGATATGCACAATTACGGACAGTATGCCGATGATTCATCATTTCAAGTAATACCGCCTTGGCAAAACAAGCTTCAAGCTATACAATATGAAGATCACTTGTATACAAGGACATCTCATTATTCGTATGAGTTGATTGACAATAGATTAGTACTATATCCAGCCCCAGACGCTGTTTCCCCAGAAAAGTTCTGGTTTAGATTTACTGTCGAAACTGGTAACGAAGCATTCACTACTGGCTCATATGACTCTGGTGTTGATGGAGTTAACAACATGAACACTATGCCTATGGAGAACATTCCTTTTAATAAGATTAACTCCATCGGCCAACAGTGGGTCAGAAGGTTCTCCTTAGCGCTCTCTAAAGAGACCCTAGGACAAGTTAGAGGTAAGTTTGGGGGTAGCATACCTATTCCCGGAGACACGGTCTCCTTGAACGCCTCAGACCTTCTAGGACAAGCTTCTAGCGAACAGCAGACATTAAGAGAAGAGCTCAACAAGCAACTTGATGAAATGCTCTATGCTAAGATTGCCGAGACAGATAAAGCAATGGTGGACAATATGGACGCAATCGTCTCAAAGACTCCGCTAAAGATTTTTGTGGGGTAATCTAGATGGGTAAATGGGAAAGACCAGCACAGCCACCTGCGCCTTTATTCTTAGGTGAGAAAGAGAAGAACCTCGTAAAGCAGATCAACGATGAGATCATCGAGAGAGTTGTTGGTCAACAAGTCCTGTACTTTCCCATCGACGTTGACAACACAGAATTCCATCCATTATATGGAGAGGCAATAGAAAAGACCTTTCTGCATCCAATAAGAGTTTATGCTTTGGTTACCTACAATGGTGTTGAAACAGCAGACTTAGAAAACATCGCACTCGACAAGTCGACAAAAATTACCGTCAACTTCCACAAGAGAAGATTGACTGAAGATCAAAATCTATTTGTCCGAGAGGGTGACTTTGTAAGGTTTGGATCTATCTACTATGAGATAGTCAAGCTAAACGAGCCCAAGCTTCTCTTTGGACAACCAGAGAGCCGGTTTGAGATATCAGCTGACTGTATAAGAGCAAGAGACGGAGTATTCAATGCAGGATAGTCAAGTTCCAGAAGTACCATCAACATTAGAGAATATAGACACTGCTGTGTTTAGGTTTGTAGATGAGACACTTAATGCCCACGTAAGAACAAATCAGGGCATCGAGAAGGTTAAGGTATTGTGGTTTGGTTCAGAAAGAGCTTATCAGATAAAAAACAACAAAGACTTGAGAGATAGTGTTGGCAAGTTAAGGCTTCCAATCATCACAGTCGCACGAACTGGTGTCTCAAAAGATGATGCTTTTAAAGGCGCAGTTCAATCGGAAGAGCTCGACAATAACAAGATTATGATAAAGAGAGTCATTAAACAAGACAAGACTCAAAACTTTAAGAACGCTGACCGACGTAGAGAGACCGGAGACAATACCGGACCAACAACTTCAAAGAAAGTTGTCTACGAAACAATATCAATCCCAAGGCCCGTATATGTGGCTTGCACATTTGAAGTATTTATCCGAACAGAATATCAACAACAAATGAATCAGATCTTACCTCTCCTTATTTCCGAGAGAAAAAGAAACTTCACCGTTCAAAATGGTGGATACAAATATGAAGCGTTTATCGACTCAGACTTTGGTACATCAAGCTCCGGTAACCTTGGAGAAGAAGAAAGAATATTCACAGCGAAAGCGACCATCAAGATCCTCGGCTACCTAACGGGCAATGACCATAATGACGACGAACCTTTCATTCAGAGAAAGGAGTCGGTAGTTGAGGTCAAGATCTCAAGAGAGCGTGTGATTGTTGGAGATAGTAAACCTTGGGATAAGTCGGGTGAGAAATTTAGAGATTTATGACTTTGGGCTTTTATTTAACTATTTACTAGGAAAATAATATTTTATTAGGAGTAAATTAATGCCTACCAAGTTTGACTTTGCGTCTCCCGGAATTGAGCTGAGAGAGATCGACCAATCACAAGTAACCCTAGTACCTGAGGAAGATGGATTGCTTCTCATCGGTAGATCTAGAAAAGGGCCCTCAATGAAACCTGTTAAGGTTAACAGTTTGGAAAACTTTATCGAAGTTTTTGGAAGACCAATGGATGGGGTTAAGAGCCAAGATCCATGGCGAGAAGGTAATACTGGCGCTCCTTCATATGCTGGCTATGCTGCTCAAGCCTATTTGGCTGCTGGAGTTGGCCCTGTTAAATTCCTTCGCTTAGCTGGAATTAAAGAAGCTGGTGCATCTTATGAAGCTGGTTGGAGTGTTCCTCAGGATAACCTTGGAGGCGCAATCACTACCGTTGGCGCAGTTCAATCTGCCGTTGGAATCTTTGTCGCATCTAACACAAACCCTGCTACTCAAGCTGCTTCTGTGACGGTAACTATTGACGACACCGGTCGATCAACAACCGTTGATGGAGACACTTTAACTATTGAAAATGCTTCTGGTGTTGGGATTGTATTTACTTTCAAAACAACCGTAGTAGCCGCTACTGATATAGGACCTGTTCCGACTATTTGTGGAACTAGAGCACAAATGGCAACTGCGATGGTTGCTGTTATCAATAATCATGCGGACTTCGAAGCAGTGCAAGCAGATCCTGCAGATGATTTCTTCATCATAACACAAGCAGTTTCCGGCCCCACTGGTAACACTCGAACTATATCGTATAGCAGAACATTGCTCTTCACAGTTGCCTCTGGAGTCATAACGTTTACAGGCGGTCTTCCAACGACAGCTGCATTAAGCGGAACACTTGCTGCAGTTCTTTACATGAGCGCAAGTAACATCACATTATCTGGTAATGGACGTTTTGGAACAGCCATCACTAAAGATGGAGCAACCGCTATTGTTAAAGGGACAAGTGGTTGGACCGCTCATGTATCTGGTGGCGTTAACGCTGAACAAGAATATACCTTTAACTTCGACTCAGCATCACCAAACTTTATCAGAAATGTTTTTAACACAGATGCTACAGAGTTCGCAGATGGAACAGGTACTAATGCTTTGAACTACTTCTTAGGCGAGACCTTTGAACATGCAGTTAATAGACTAGATGCTAGCAATGACCTCATTGCTTTCACAGCAGCGATTCGTTCTGGATCAAATGGTGAATTCACTGATTGGCAATCCGAAGCCACAGCAGCAAAGTCTGGTTGGTTTATCGGTGCGAAGCCTGCACAAAAGAAATTGTTTAGATTGGTAGCTTTAGAAGAAGGCTCAGACTTTCACAAGAATCACGTCGTGAGAATCAAAGATATTCGTCGCGGTACTGCTCTTAGTCCAAATGCTACATTCTCTTTGGAGATCGCTGGTGTTGGAATGAAGGCTTCTCAATACATTGAAAAGTTTGTAAACTTAACTTTAAATCCTGCTGATGCGAATTATATCGAAAAGAAAATTGGGAACATCAATCAAGAATGGAATGGCAAAAAAGTTATTACCACGGGTACATACACTAACAATTCTAACTTAGTCAGAGTTGAAATGCCTACAGCTACAGCGACAATCGGAGCTGACTTTCCAGTTGGATTCGTTGGACCAAGAACTTATCTTGGCGATGTTGCAATTACACAACTCAATGCTGCTAGATCTGAAGATTGGATCTTCGGTAAAAATACCTTACCAGACGGTCAGTCTAATAAACTAATTGACGAACTCAAAGTTGGCGATACAGTAACTGTTTCTTATCCGAAATATGGGTTGTCAACAGTAGGTACGAATATAAGAAACGGAGACTATGGTTCTACTGCATTACTTGGACTCTCTTACGCTGCTCAAAAAGGCGACGAGAACTTCGGAGACCTAGGTCAATTAAGAGCAGACTCTCTATTTCAGCCACACTTAGCAGAAGGTGATGCACTGTCTGAAGCATCATACACGTTCACTTTGGACGAAGTTAAGAAGCTTGGCGGCAAGTATTTCTTCGAATCTGGTTCAACCCCAGTAATAACACTTGCTACACTTATTGACACAGATGGTGTTAAGCAATTTGTCGCACCATTCTTCGGTGGATTTGACGGACTTAACATTAAGTTGCAAAACCCATTCAACAAAGTTGAGTTGGATGCAAGCGGATACGCTCAATACTCAATGGAATCTGCGCTTAACATGGTAGCAGATAGAGACGTTATTCGTTATGACTTGATCTCTATACCGGGTGTTACAAACCGTTCAGTAAATCAAGACTTGATTTCACAAACTGAGGCTCGTGGTGATGCATTAGCAATTATCGATGTTGAAGGTATTTTTTCACCTGCAGTTGATAATGGTCTTACTACAGATACTCCTCAAACCATCAGTGGTATTGTCGGTGAAATAAATGCTGCCGGATTAGATAGTTCTTATGCTGCGACTTATTATCCAAATGTCCGATTGTCTGATACTTTAAATGGAAATGGAACTATTATCGTAGCTCCACCATCAGTAGCTGCTCTTGGAGCGATTGCGAAATCAGAAGCTGACTCTCAGCCATGGTTTGCGCCTGCTGGATTCCAAAGAGGTGGACTAAACCCTCTTGGTGGATCTGGAGGTCCTGCAGTACTAGGAACAATCGAACACTTAACTAAAGCTGATCGCGATAGCTTATACGAAGTAAACATCAATCCAATCGCACGTTTCCCTGCAACAGGTGACACCGTGATCTTTGGACAAAAAACTCTTCAACAATCAGCATCTGCATTAGATAGAATCAACGTTCGTCGTTTGATGAACTATCTGAAGAAAGAAATCGGAGATATTGCTGATACTATCTTGTTTGATCAAAACGTCCAAGCAACTTGGAATCGTTTTAAGGCTCAAGCAGACATCGTTCTCTCCGGAGTTAAGGCTGAATTTGGTGTTACTGAATACAAGCTTGTTCTTGATGAGACCACCACAACCCCAGATCTTCAAGATCGAAACATTTTGTACGCAAAGGTTTTCGTTAAGCCTGCCCGTGCGATCGAGTTTATCGCTGTTGACTTTGTTATCACTCAAAGTGGCGTAGAATTTTAATCAACACTAATTATTAATAAATAGGAGAATTACATTATGTCATTTTGGACAGAAGCATCGATAGAGCCTAAAAGAAATTTTAGATTTAAAGTGGAGATCACTGGTTTTGGGGACAACTCTGTTATCTGGTGGGCGAAGAACTTCAAGACCCCATCTTACGATATCGCGGAAGCAACTCACGACTTCATGGACAACAAGTATTACTTTCCTGGTCGCTTGACTTGGACTGATTGCAGCATGTCTCTAGTGGACCCAGTTTCACCAAATGCAGCTCAATTAACCAATGATATCGTCTTAAAGGCCGGTTTCAAAATTAAGACCGCTAACGATCTTAATGTAGCTGGAGCATTGACTACAATGTCCAAAAAGAATTCTGTAAATGTTGCTACCAAATCCGTTATCGTTACAATTTTAAATTCAGAAGGTAACATGATTGAAGAATGGACCTTGCAGAATGCTTGGTTGAAAGGAGTTTCGTTTTCTGACTTATCTTATGACAACGATGACTTGAGAACAATCGACATGACTTGGCGATATGACTGGGCTGAATGTGCTCACGGCGACGGAAGCGCTTCACAATTCACGACTAACAACTAATAGAGGCTATACATGACCTTTTGGACGGAAGCAAGTCTTGAACCTAAAAGAAACTTTAGATTTAAATTGTTAGATGGCGATCAGACAACTTGGTGGTGGGCTAAGTCGGTTGATAAGCCATCTTTCGAGATTTCTAACAGTGAATATCAACTTATCAATCACAAATTCAAATATCCCGGTATTGCTACATGGAAACCCATCTCATTAATTGTAGCAGACGTAGGAGATATTATCAACCTACTAGTGGACGAGTTGAGAGAATTAGGATATGTAGACCCTAGTAGCGAGGATCCCATGGAAGGCTTGGCAAAAGCTAACAAAGGATTCATTGAAGGACTCTCAATTCAACAATTGGATGCCGATGGAGAACCAGTTGAATCATGGACAGTCAAAGGAGCTTTCATGACTTCGCTGTCTTTCTCGAGACTTGACTATGGAAGTGATGACATAACAGAAATAACAATAGAAGTGGCCTACGACTACGCCACTTTTGAATAATTGGAGGTATAATGGGAAGAAATTCCAACCGTCTGGGATCAGACAATAAACCAGAGCACTCAGATGCTTCACCAATGAGTCCATTAAATTTTGTGGCTCCAACGGAGGTCGTTGACCTTCCATCAAAAGGTCAGGGATATCCAGAAGACCATCCTCTAAACGGGATTGACTTTGTTGAGATTAAATTCATGACCGCAAAAGATGAAGACACGCTTTCAAACCAATCTCTTATAAGAAAAGGGATCGCACTAGAGAGAGTACTTCAAAACATCATTGTAGACACCGAGATTGACCCTCTAAGTCTTCTTGTGTGTGATCGCAACGCAATACTCATCAAAGCTCGTGCGACGGCTTACGGGGCGAATTACGACGCCATAGTTAACTGTCCCAAGTGCGCAACCAAGAACATGATGACGTTTGATCTGATGTCGCCAAAGATCGAAGGTGGTCTTGACGAAGAAGGAATGAACATTGTTCAGTACTTTGGAAATGGACTATACCAAACAAAGATGCCGGGCACAAAGTTCACGGTTAAGTTTAGGCTCGCAAATGGCGAAGACGAAAATAGAATCATGGAAATGGCCATTCAAGGTAAAACAGTTGAATATGGCGCAGTGGAACAATACAAGAAGATGATCAAGTCAGTTGAGAACTTCATAGAAGAAGAAGTGATCCACTCTTACGTTGACAACATGATCGTATCCGATGCTACACATTTTAAGAAATGCTTGAGAAGTTGTACTACAAGCGTCAGAATCGCACAGACTCTTACTTGCAAGAGTTGCTCTAACGAGCAGGAGGTCGACGTTCCTTTTGGAACGGACTTTTTTTGGCCTAACATCTAAGTTCATGGAAGGAGTCTATGAACAGTTCTTCATTTTGAAACACTTTGGAGGCTGGTCATTGACCGAAGCATACAATCTTCCAATCGGTTTGAGGAGTTGGTTTGTTGAAAGAATGAAAAAACAGTTCGAAGAAGAAGCCAAGGAAATAAAGAAAGCCCAAAAGAGACGGTAACGTCCTTTGGGTTTTTGTTTTTCGAAGCTAATTAGGGAATAACGAGGGACAACACATGGCGACATACACAAAAGAACAGCTGATGGCGATTATCAAAGGAATTTCCGATGATAAAGATCTCACCAAAGAAGCCAAAAAAGCATGGGGTTCCAAAGGCGGGGCATCGTCAGGTATCGATACTGAGGCGAGTGAGATGGCGCTTGAACTAGAAAAGTCTAGAGCCAAACTTCTAATGCAGTCCGCCAAAGCAATGCAGGACCATACTGCTGCTAGAGAGCAAGAAGCAAAGATGATAAATGCTGAGTTGTTATTGTTGGCTCAAAAACAGGGCTTGGAGGAAGTAACCGAGGCCAACCAGAAGTCAGCATTGCATAACCTCAAAGAAGCAATAAAGGCAGGGGAAGAGATTGGTTCTCTGACTGGTCGGTTCGGTGCTGATTTTGATACTCTAATCGAAAAATATAACGAAGTCTCCTTGGAGCAAGCAAGGATTAATGATTTATCAGAAGAACACAAGAGGAGTGTATCAGATCTTGTTGATGGTATGGGCAGCCTTGTTGGCCTTACCGACAAGTTTAGCAACAGCTTTGTAGGAAAAATGGAAAGCACTTTTAGATTGTTTCAAGACACCTCGGCTGATGGACTTGCTGCATTGGATGATTTTAAAGCTAAATTCAAGACAATGTTTTCACTACAAAATATCGCAATGAACATCGGAAGCAAAATCTTCTCCGAATCAATGAAAGTTTTAAACGCATTTGACGCTGGTCTTGCGACATTAGCAGCAAAAACTGGAACTGTCGGTAAATTTAACGATGTACTCTACGACACACAGAGAGCAGGAAACCTGCTTGGCGTTTCGATGGATGGTGCAGCAAATGCGATCATTGCCTTAAATGCGGGGACATCTCAATTCGCCAAGCTATCAAAGCAGACTCAGACAGACTTAGCAATTTCCACTTCACAAATGGAAAAACTTGGAGTTAGTGCCTCAGATACAGCAGAGTTCATGGAGAACGCATTTAAAATAATGGGCATGGGTGCGACTGAAGCAATCGAAACTCAAACAGAACTAGCAATGGCTGGTGTTCAACTGGGTATTGGTGCAGATAAGATCGTTAAAGACTTCAACGCAGCATCAAAGACGCTTGCTGTATATGGAAAGGGTTCGATCAAAGTATTCAAAGGCTTGGCTGCTCAAGCTAAGGCTGCAGGGGTTGAAGTTGGAACTTTGCTCGGGATCGTTCAAAAGTTTGACACATTCTCCGGAGCTGCAGAAGGCGCAGCACACTTCAACGCACTACTTGGTACTCAATTGTCTACAACTCAAATGTTGATGATGACGGAAGATGAGAGAATGAAGACTCTTGTGCAACAAGTTCAAGCACAAGGTATAGCATTTGGAGAAATGGACAGGTTCACTCAAAAATCAATTGCTGCCGCAGCAGGTATCACAGATATGAACGAGGCAAATAGGATCTTTTCAATGAGCCTTGCTGACTATGAAGCAAATGCTGCCGAGATGGAAAACAACGCTGCAGCACAACAAAAATTTGACGATGCAGTTCAGGGAACCGTCAAGACAATGGATAAGTTCCAGAATCTCGCAACAGAATTAATCATAATGGTCCAACCTGCCCTAGAGAAACTTGGGGAGATCGCCGATTATCTAACGGACGCATTCCAAAATATGAGCAAAGAAACAAAAGAAGCTCTTGGGACCGCAGCGTTGGCTATCTCTGGTATCTTGGTGATTGCGCCACTCTTCGCAGTCGGTGGAGGTTTGATGGCTGGTCTAGCAGCAATTGGCCCAGCCATCGCAGGTATTGGAGCAGGAATTGCTACTGCGACTGCCGCAGTGACTGCTGTTGCTGCAACTGGAATTGGCGCTGGCGTCTTGGGTGCTCTTGTATTAGCTGGTGGTGGAATCGCAATGACCTTAGCTAGCATGGCGGATAGCAAGGCAAAAATGGCGGAATCAAATGCGAAAATGGTCAGTGAAGGCTCCGATACAATCAAAGCAATGGCTGATATTGGAAATGCGGACTTCTCAGGAATCGCAACGAAGTTTAGAGGAGCTATGCAGGAACTGACCAAAATGGGTTCGGACGTAAAAGTTACGTCAACATTGCAAAACCTTGCACTGATTGGTTCCAATACTGCTTTCGACATGACTGGTGCGAAAATTGCGGCATCAAGCACGAACGTAACGGCAAATGTGTCCAACGTATTCGATGGAATGAAATTGACTTTGGAAGCCGGTGGGCAACAGTTCGAGGCCTATATTAAAGATGTTGCTGCAAACACATCGATGTCAGTTTAAGGAGAATTAAATGACGAGTTATATTGATAATTATGCGACGAAATCAGGCGCAATGATTGAAATCTCAGGGGTGATCCCAGGCGCGAGTGTTGATTTTTACGCATTCATCACATCCTTCAACGACAGTTTGTCTTCGAACTGGACGGAAGAGCAAGTCTATGGACGCCAAGATCCAATTGGAACATTCCAAAATACCTCAAGGAAGATATCTTTGAGTTTTGATTTGCCTGCGGTGGATATCGCAGAGGCCAAAAAGAATTTGACCAAAGTAAACAAAGTAAAGCAGTTCATGTATCCTGCTTATCACACAAGTATCGCACCACCGTCAGGGTCTACGACGACTATCACTAGAAATGCTCTGTCTCTTGCGAAGTCACCTTTGGTTCGATTAAAGTTCGCAAACTTAATTCAAAATGGTTCCGAAAAAGGACTATTAGGTTGGATCGGTTCATTCAGTGCGACACCAGTCATAGACATGGGAATGTTTAATGAAGGGGAGGAAAGAGAAGGAAAGTTTTTCCCGAAAGTATATAACGTATCTCTGGACTTCACACCGCAACACGAATATGACTTAGGATGGAATTCAACTGGTGGAGAGCCTGTAACTTCTACATTCACTAAGTTCCCATATGATGGAGGATCTTAATTATGTCAAGACTTAACTCAAGAAGAATAGCTAAAAACAGAAATGAAATGTATGAAAAAATCTTTGAAGATCGAGGAGTGAAAGAAATAGAGCAATTCGCAACGCCTGTTTTGTCAAACCCTTCGCAAGAAGATATTGATAGAATCCCGACGATTACTCACTATTGGTCTAATGGCGAGAAGTTCTGGTATTTAGCTTCGAAGTACATGGGGGACCAATCTCTATGGTGGATTATTGCAAAATTGAATAATACTCCAACGGAAGCTCACCTCACAGAAGGAGACGAGATTAAGATTCCCACGAATGTTGCGGTTGCACTTGAGGTGTTAGGATGAGCCCAAATCTAAGAACGAGAACAGAAGGACTCTTAATGGGAAAATTTTCCCCGCAGAAAATATCTGCTGGACCATCCAACTTGATCAATGTGGACATAAAGAACATGCTATTGAATCCGTTTTTTATCGACGATTACATGACCTCGGATCTAGAAACGGCGATTGATGATTATTTAGCCGGCAGAGCAATCACAATCTTTGGGCCAAATTTTGAAAATGAAGAAGACTACAAATATGCTGTTTCCCACTGGTTGGTCTTGTCTGATGGGTTAGATGTGAACAATCCGGTCAATAGAGGATTCTTTGAACTCCTTTTGCTCTCCGTCTACTCAGACAAGAAGATAAACTACATTACTTATGATACCGACAACAACATCATCTTAAAAAAAATCGACCCGGTCAAGACCGAAATCGCAGAAAACAAAATAAATGACTCAATAACAAAAGCTATGAAAAATGGAACAGTAGGAGAATTGTTTAAAGAAACATTCTTGGGAACGCTCATAGACAGAGGGTACACCTACGATGATTTCAAGTTAAAATTGTCTGAAAAACTATCCGATAAACTTATCTCGTCTAGAGAGACTGGGTTTCAAGTGCAGACTAGTTTGTCTCCTGAATTTCTAGGAGAAACCAAGGACACCACAGCAGTAGATAAAATTCAACAAGTTGCTAGTGCGTCGGTCTCGGTGCTCCCTACAGTTACGGGCGCATTCAAATTATTTGAAATAATTGGAGATGGCGAAGGTCCACTATCTATAATTATAGATGGAGATAAGGCTTATTTGAGCAAAGAATATAAAACGGTTAATGTGACTCACGCCACAACCATACCTGTTGATAAATTGGAAACATTCAAAAAATTGACAAAATGGAACACAAAGGCCACAATACTTGGAAAGACAACTCCCCCCGAAGACCAAGACCCAGATACAGCGATATATTATACTGATGATCAGATCGACATCTTAGCTAAAGCGTTGAGGGGGAAGGATATTACCAAAAACCCTTTTAACTTCTACAGTGGTGAGTTTTATGACTCATGGGGAATTATTTTCGATAGTGATTATTGGACAGCATTTGGAGAACAATTGGGAGAAAATAGGTCCAAGTTCATCGACAAGGCCACAGGGCTCATAAAACTCTCTAATCCAGATCCCGAAGGAGACTATGATGTTTTACAAACGCCATTTTGGACCGGTAAACTTTTAAAAGAGTTCGAGGCGGAAGATGATACACCTGTAGAGTTTCCGCAGATCAACACAAGTACTTTGGTCGGAGGTACGGCCGCAATCATGACCAAGTACGGTGTAACCAAAATAAATGCTTGGAGAATGCTAACGGTCTTAAACAAGCAATATCCACTTGGGGGATCATCTAAGTGGAAGACGGGAAATATAAGTGTAAACGCGTTCAAACAGTTAACCAAGATGGGTAAGGTAGGAAAAAACACTCAGAGATTAGTGAGAGCAACTAAGGTCATAAGATTCATAGTGAGCCTAAAGGGTGTCCTTCTCGCATTCAACCTTGCTATGCTGGCTGGTTTCGGCCAGTCTCTTTATGAGGCAGCATCGGAACGGTCACAGTCAGATAGATTAGAAAGACTGGTTTTAAATAAATATCAAAACTTCCTGGGGAATGCCATACATGCGCTTGCGAATGGTAAATCTGTAGGTGCCTCGTTTAGAGCCACAGTAGCCGATGATGAATTTTTAAAAAAAACACTATCCATCTTCGCTATAGATAAGGATGTTGAAAGAAGATTAAGGTTGTGGAATAGGTTTTCTTTTGAATTAAGTAGAGATGAGAACTTTCTTGATGATAGCAATGTTGGTGCAGCCAAAGCCGCTGCTGATGATGCGATTGGAAAGGCTTTCGCCAATATACCTTTACCCGACATAACCACGCTCACAGATGAACAGATCCAAGACCGGCAAAAATTTTACAAACAATGCGCTTTAATGATGAACATGTCAAAGCTCGCAATACCTTATGAGGAACACATAATAGATCGCCAAGCATCAGAAAATCCTGATGGGCCGAACCCAGAAAAACCATTCGGTGGTAGATTTTGGAGAGCGACTTCAGAAAACAAAGAGCAGTTGATTAATAATATTTTTTCTTCAGAAAAATCCCAATACCTATTTGAAGCCCCTCCTCATATTATGACTCAACTTGTACCAAAATTTAGACTATATAAGGTACTAAATGATCCAGCCGGGAAGTTGCAAAGAACTGAGTTTATATTCCCGATGCATACCGACTTGTCAAGAAGTAAAAACTTTACAAACCCTCAAGCAGGAAGAAGTGGAACGGTAGTGGAGGGAAAAGTCCAATCTTTCTTGGAAGCTGAGTTTGACAAGGGAGATGGTGTTGGCCTTAAGAGTTTCACTTTAGAATTCAATGGAACAAATCCAGCAGAAGCTAGAAATGATGTTAAAGGTACCATGACCTTGTTTTTTCAGAGCTTCGCGGATTTCATTAGAGAGAGAAAGTCTTACAATGGAGATACCTTTAGTTTTGTAGACTTGATTGTTCAACCAGAACCAGACGATGATGAACGCGTACAAGGAGTACCCGTCACCAGCTTGAGACAGTATGACCCATCTTTTTACAGAATTATGGTGGAGACTGGATATAATGTTCCGGATAGTCTCGAAGGGATTGGAAGCGACTTACCTAACATCCGATCAGCAATCAAGAATATGAATAAGTCATTCTACTTATGTATGATAGATCACAGCTTTAATATTAAAAATGATGGGACTGTCGAAGTTAGTCTAACATATAGAGCGTATGTTGAAACTGCTCTTAAGAGTCTGAGATATGATGCCTTGGCGACGCCGGAAGTGATACATCAGAGACTAGTCAACGAAACGAAACTAAATGAATTGGCTATCTCGAAAAAATGCACCATTGATCAATTGACTGATGCTAAAAAGACAATCGCTGCTATTGAAGAGGTCCTGTTGAAGCAATCACTAAGTTCTATCATGAAAAGGTTGCAAAAAAATAATAAGATATTTAACTGTGTTATAGACGACAATCATCGGAGACAGTTTCTGGACAATGGATACTTCCGAGAGTGCGATATTTTAGGCACCGTTGCACTAGACAAAGACAAAGCCAATGCGAACTCTGGAGATTTAGGTATTGTACTTAACACGAGACTACCAGAGAACAGCAATGGGTTTGACTTTAACGACGCAGACAAGAATGACACTCTTGTTCAGTATTTTTTCTTTGGAGACTTGCTTTATACGGTCTTAGATTCTCTATACCTAGAGAGAGACAATGGTAAGGCAAGAGGTTTGGCAAACACGATGATTATCTTGGGATCTTTTGAATTTCAATTATTCCAAGAAACGCAGACTAATTCATTTAATATCTCTCATATACCAATTTCTGTTGAATTTTTCTCTAGATGGTTTGTCGACAACGTTCTAAGTCAAAAATCCACACGAAGGTCTTTTCCAATCTTGAACTTTATCAGATCTCTTTCAAACGCATTGGTATCAAATGCGATGCTAGAGGCATGTGTTAATCGCGATATCGAAAAAAGATTGATTTTTCAAACCGGACAATTTTCTTCATACTCAGACACCAAAGAAGACAAGATCGGTAGCCTAATTGGAGTGTCTAGAGCCAACGCTATCTTAGACACTGACGACAACAGGTTGCCTTCAAATATTGAGGGTGAAAATACAGTGCAGCCTGCGGGATTGCCTTTAGAGGGCAGCCCAGCTGGTGATTCAAAGATTGAAAACTTCTTTCACTATATCATATTGAACCCAAATGGATCAACAAGAAGCCACAAGGGAGTCGGGGATTATGCACTAGACATTGGTAGTGGGATATTTCATATTGAGATTGGATCAAACAGGGGACTGGTAAAGACAGTTCAATTTTCAAAAACAGATTTACAATATGTTCGCGAAGCTAGATTTATGCGCAATGGTGTTGACGGTTTATTACAATTATCTTCAGTTTATAGCGTGTCCATTGAGATGTTTGGAAATACACTATTCTATCCGGGAATGGATCTATGGTTAAATCCATATGGTTTTGGAGGGACTGCACTGGGACACCCTAGAACCGGCGGGCTTGAGAAAAAAAGGTCTCTTGCTAACGTTCTAGGTATAGGTGGGTATCACACAATCACCGGCGTATCCACAACACTTACTCCTAGTTCATTTACAACAAGCGTTAAGGCTCAACATTATTATTCTGGAGATAAAGAGAACAACTCTGTTGCTCCGTCCAATTCTGTGCCGGAAAGCAGTGATGAATTGCTCATTGAAACATTTGGTATCGATGCTGCCGCGAACAAAAACGCCGCAGATGCTAGATTCTGTGAGAAAGCAATTGTTGATTTACAAGAAGTTATGGGCGGTGCACCATTTGTTCAGGTCATTCCACAAGAAGAAATAGAAGCACAAACATCTACACCAGCACCAAGTGCACAAACTGCTGCGGCTACGTCAAGCAGCGTTGTAAGTCTAACTACTGATCAACAAGCGAACCTTCAAGGTTCTGCTGTAGATGGAGATACGAGAGTTGTTACAAGTCGTTCTAACACATTTACAAATATCGGTGGAAAAAACATCCCTCTAGAGATAGTCGCTTATAATAACGGGGAGATAGAATATGTATACAAAAATACTGATGGTTCCGAAGTAAGAGCTACAGAATATCCAACGGCGTAATACTTATATCATGAGCAACTTTAAAGGAAACAATAATTCGAAAGCACTCAAAACAGCTTTTGACAGAGCAAATTACAAACTCAATGCATTCTCCCCAAGTGAGATTCAAGTTGTGGATTTTAATTTTGCCGAGAAGTCATTCTATGGAAGAGTCAATAGGCAACTTGATCCAGTCATCGCGAACGAGTCTTTCTTAAGAACCTTTCACAATCAAGACTTTCAAATCATGAACTTTGTTGGTGATCAATTCAAAGAGATGTATATACGCTATGAGAACGCTTTAAACCTAAGTCTAATAAACAATGAAGATCCTAACCTATCAAAATTGACTGTTATTCGTGGTTGGGAAAGCCCGATAAAAGGATATTCCGATTTCATGGCCTCATTCATGGATGATTTTCTCGTGAAAAAAATGATCCCTATTGATAGGAAGATCGATTCATTCGAAACTTTCTTGAAATTTTTCGAAGCACATGTTCTCACTGAAGATATTGGTTCAAAGATAACCCTCTCAGGCTTCATGAAGTCCAAACAAAGCTCCGCCTTCAACACAGGTCTAGCTTTACAGTTAGCTCCTGTTGGTTTCGCAAATGATGCTAATAAAGAAAGTGCGATTCTAAACTCACCGAACTATGCATTCTTTATGAATATGGCCAAACAGTTTGGATTTTCCGTCAATCTCCAAAATCCCAGCGTGCTGGTGTCTGACTTAGCTCATCCAACTACAACAAAGTTTCGAGAAAGATATACATTGTTAACTGTTGCTTCAGTATTCGAAAAGCAATACTATAAAACAAACAATTTTGACTTTGACTTATTATCACAATACCTACTTGATACTTACAATTCATTTGTTTATCTAAGACCGAATTTAAAGGAAGTATATGTATGTAATAATAAAACTAAATCTAATATATCTAAAAGAAACAATATTAATAGTATAGATTATATTATATTATTATTATTATATATTAAAATAAGAAATATGGAAGAACTTTTTCCGTTTTCTGATTCCGAAATGAGATCTATCCACAACACCTCCATAAGATTGTTTGCGATAACACCAGAACAAGCAATGCAATTCATTGAATCTCAATTCAGAGACAGGTACAACACCAAGGAAGGGTCGCTGACCTATTACAAAAAAAAGTTTCACAAATAACTTGACAAGCCTGTTGAGATATGTTATTCTATTAGTACCGTCACACTTATTATAACACATTTCGGAGGACCCTGCAGATGTTTTTTCAACTTTTAGACAATAAATTAGATTGTGCTGGAACTTACCTAGACGGTCAGTTCATTTGGCAAAGAATTCCAGAAGGAATATCAAAAACGTGGTCATATTCAGACCACCTATTCGGTATGGATGTCGATTACGCTAGTTTGCTTGTTGAGGGCAAATCACTCGATTCTGTATGTCCAGAATTCTTAAGGGAACGGTGGAGTTCTGTTAGTAAATTGATGAAGTCTCACTTCAAGAGTTTTATTACATCGAAGATTGATCTTGACGATGTCTGCTTTTACGATGTCGTACCTCAGAAGCATTTGATTCACTACTTCGACACCAAGAATGAAATCACCAAGTGGATTTTTGATAACTACGAGAGACCTGAACACTACACTTTATTAAAAAACGCCCAAGCGGCCATAAAGGAATTGAAACGACACCCAATCAACCTTAATTCATTCGCTCTATATTGTATATCTGCAGATGATTTAAAGGCAAAGCATCTTTACAGTCAATTTGGCGAAACAACCCCATACATTGATTACAACTTGTTTGGAACAATTACTGGTCGACTAACAACTAAGAAAGATTCTTTTCCAATATTAAATCTTAAGACAGAACTCAAAAACCACGTCTATCCAACCAATGATGTGTTCTTGGAACTTGATTTCAACGCTTCCGAGATTAGAACAATGCTTGCATTGTTAGAACATGAACAACCAGAGGAGGATATTCATGAATGGAACATCAAAAACGTTTTTCGAAAAGATCTTAGCCGAGACGAAGCAAAAACAAAAATATTCGCTTGGCTCTACAACCCAGAATCTACAGCCATTGAATCAGATTACTACGATAGAGAAATACTCTTGGAAAGATATTATGACGCCGAAAGTGAAATGGTCAGCACTCCATTCGGGAGAACAATTGCAACTACCCCTAGTAAAGCACTCAATTACCTTTTACAATCAAGTTCCTCTGATAACACACTCGAACGATTTATCAAAATTTCTGGTTTCCTTAGGGCAACAAGATCCCATGTTACTGCGATTGTTCACGATAGCGTTATCATTGATCTTCATGCCGACGACAAACGACTCATCCCTGAATTAAAGGAAATATTTGGGAACACCCGCTTGGGCAAGTTCAAGGTTAACTGCTCAATGGGTAAGAGTTTGGGGAAACTAAAAGAGTTTTCATGGTAGTTGGTGATTTGGTTGTCCTTTCTGATTGTCAAACAACAGGATATAGGAACGGTGAGATTGGAATTGTGACTAAAATAGAAGAAGTCGGACAACTATTTAGGTTATATTGGGTATTTATGAGTGACGGGGTAGAAGTTCCAATGTGGGACACGGAACTTGAGGTATTCAATGGAGAAAGGGGATCTAGTAATTATAGTTGAGTCGTTGCCTCATTGGTCATGGTCAACATATACTACGGGCCACATAGGATTGGTGAGAAATGTAAGGATCGGCACAATAGATTCTCGAGACCCAATTTATGAAGTATTTTTCCTCCATAATAGTAAGACACATCCTGTTCTGAAGAGTTTTATGAAACTGTTGAGCGAATTAGATGAAAGAAGGTGATCTCATAACAATTTTTAGTAGTCCATGGGATGAACGTTCGCTTTTCGGATACAAGAATGGTGATGTTGCGATGGTTTTAGAGGTCTTTTCATACCCAAATGAGATTAGCCTACCATCAGTAAGAGTTTTTGTCTTTGCCTCAGAAAAGATAGTTACAATACCAATATTATACGCACAACAAATAGGAGAATGAAATGATTTTAGTAGGATTAGGAGAGGCTGGAAAAAATATAGCCAAACTCTTCAAGCCACATACCAAGAATTATAAAATAATAATTCTTGACGAAGATGACGGTATTGAAAAGAAGAGTACCGTGGAAGAATACGATGAAGCCACAATCAGATTTAAACAGAGAGGCCTCAAATCTCACGATGAAGCCATCCTGTTTGTTTGTGGGTCCGGTAAGGTTGCTGGTGCATCACTACGTGTCCTAGAGGCACTGAAGGGCTTTAAAACAACCGTATGTTATTTGGTGCCTGACGTTGAGTTCTGTTCGAAGAAAGAAAAGTTAAGACACAGGGTTCATTTCAATGTACTTCAAGAATATGTCCGATCAGGGATGATTGAAGAAATGTTAATATTGGACAACAAGACTCTATTGAGCATTGCTGGTGCAGGAACCGTTACGGACTATTATGAAAAAGTAAATTATTTTATCTATTCAACTCTTCAAAACCTCATGTATTGTTCACACACGGCTGCAGACTTTAATAGGCTTCATTCTAAAAAAGAAATATCGAGAATCTCTACAATATCATTTGGTTCTTTTGATGCAGAAGATGAAAAGTTACTTTATTCACTTGACAACATTACTGAAACATGTTATTATATTAATATAGAAGAAGAAGATTTAAACGCAGATGAGACAGTCATACCGAAATGCCAACAAATCGTTAGAGAGAACAATGCACGAAACCGGGAAACTTCATTCGCCATCTGGCGCTCATCTGAGGAAAGTCATTTGTACGCCAAACACTACACTCACTTCATTCAAGAGGTTTAACGTTAACATACGTACATTCTGCGGAAATTCGACATCTTGGGATATTTAAATCATAATTATTAATGAAGCAAGAGTTGCATCTTGCGACAAATATTTAGATTCTATCGGAGATTATTATGAACCAGAAACAAGAAATAAAAAAACAGTTGAAAAAACTATTACAATCTGAAGCTGAAATACTTTATCGGTTAGCAATCGATACCGCAACTCCGATAGAGGAATTAAATTATGTTGTGAATAAGATATTTGAAATGAGCAATCTCATTTTGCGGCTCAACAAAACACTTGAGGAAATACGGAAGAATGAAAATTAAAGTAATGGACATTGTTTATTGTCCAAATAGAAATTTATTTGGACAGATACACAGAATTAGAAGAGTAGATGTCCAAATAAAGTTTGTGACTGGGGATTTAATCTCAATTCACATAAACAGAATCACTTGGAACAAAGATCATTGGAGGATTAATGACTGACCAAATTTACTACAACATGTGGGGTAGCCAAAGCGAAGAGCACAAGGACTACTTTCGAACAATAGGAACTATCGCCAACTGGATTGGCTATGCACTGATAGGTCCGAGACACAGACCTTACACAACAGAAATTATGCCCTTGTCAAACATATCGGTACTACAAACAAAAGAAAAGTTTGGTTCACCTAGGGTTTACGTCTCATTTAGTAAAGAGACGCACCTGCAAGACGCAAGACATTATAGAAGCGTTTATCAGACAGCGATCAAGCTCTTTCCCCAATATGAGAAAGCGATTAGGGATGGAATGGATTATTCAAGCTACTTGTTTGATACTGAGGAAGAATTACGGCAATACATCGCAACTCAAATAGAGTGGGCAGAGAGAGTCAGAGACGGTGGCGAGACAAACGATGATTGGTTCACCGTAAAGATGGACTCAATTAGGGAAAATGAATCTTTTATAAAAAAAGTTTGCCTTTTTACTTGACAAGGCATCTTAAACATGTTATATTATAAGTATAACAAATAAGGAAAACAAAATGGAATTAGTAATAATGGCCTCTCTATTTATCTTCGGCTTTACTTTATTTTGGCGATGGATTGATGAGAGAGAGTAAAAAAACTTTAAAAAAATACTTGACAAGGTATCAAAACTATGTTATATTATAATAGTCAAACAATATTCTAGGAGGAATTATGACAAACACAAATAACACAAACACTATGACCGTATACACCGGCACTTTCGTAACGCAAACCGGATTTGAACGAACAATGAACTTTGTTCGCATTTCAGAAGCACCAGATGGTGTATTCCCGATGACCTTGCGTGAACGAAACTTAAAAGCCGGCTATGAAACCGTGTGGGACATTGATCGTCAACAATACCGCACATTCAACTCCAACACTCAAGTTGGAACTATCTCGAGTTCATCTCGTGATGTAAGCATTAGATTGTTTTAATACTCCGTTGGTTGAAGGTTTGCCGCTACCTACCAAAAGGCGGCCTGTTTTTATCGAACCTCCAAGGCTGATAAAAGGTTCGCGGCTACCTTCCAAAAGGCCGCTTTTTAGCACGCGTCAGTCACCTAGTGGATATGGTATCGCCCTTCTAAGGCGACGGGTAACACCCATCGTAGGTTCGAATCCTACCTGGCGTACCACTTTCTTACGACTAGTAATCTCCATAAGAGAACCTTGGAAGATGAATTCGTGAGATTTGAAAGAGGAGGTTATGTGATTATTTTTATAATAACATTGTTGGTTTCGTATGAGGATCCTCAAATCATCGAGAGCGAAATCAAACCACCTCCTCTTTCTTCACCTTATTAGCTCGACTGTACGGTTGCAGATAACTAACGTGGGCAGGCGCTCTATAACGTTAGAATTGTGGGGTTCAAATCCCTACTCGAGCATAAATTTTATAAAACTAGAAATCTCAAAAACTTTTTTCGACACTTTTTTGAGATTATGAAAAAAACTTTAACTTTTTACTTGA